TTGCATCACTACGAGCATTTCATGAGTCAGATGAAGTACGTGAACCATTCTCATATTTTGAAAGAAATCGCCATATTGTTCACGAAGCTGATATACTGTTGGTCATCCCATGGGAGGATTCACCTCAGCCAACCGGTGGAACATGGTACACCCATGATTTTGCAAAGAAAGTTGGTAAAGAATTCAAAGTGATCTATCCAAACCGCCATTAAGAAAAAAGCCCACATATGTGGGCTTTTTTGTATCTATCATTCCACAAAAAATTTGGTATCAGGGAATCTAACAATAGCCTTCTCCAATGCTTCTTCGATAGTTAACCCTTGCCCAAGGAATTGCCCAGATTCAGTATTAAATAAATAGGTCAATGTTCCATGATATTCAACCCTGACAATTACATCGGGTTCTTTGGCATTAAATTTGTTTTGATCATTGATCTTTTTTATTTCTTTGAGTTCTTCAATCATATCTTGCATTTTTTCTGGATGCTCGATCATATGGTACTTAAACATATAATGATTAGCTAACCAACCACATGCGAATATGATTGAATATATTAAAAACTGTCCCATGGATATATCCTCCGTTTATAATATTTAGTCAAAGAAAAACCCTCCGAAGAGGGTTTTGTAAATTACGGATTGGTAAGATCTACACTCAGTAAAGCTAGTGTGATAACTGTTTCATTTTTAACAAAGATCCGACATCGGAGCTTTTTGTTTATATACTTGCTGTCACAAGTCCATGGATGATGTATTTTTTGTAGATGAGTATATGGCTCAGGGCCATATTTGGATGACAAAAATCTTGCTATTTTTCCAACAGCAGATTTATAGTCATCGAATTGGATAGCATGCGTGAATCCAAAGTTGGACATTGTATATCGTTTGTCTAATTTAATTACTTTCATTTTTCAACTCCATCTGATGATGGCTAATGTTATTTTTACTGGATCACCTTGGTAAATTTCAAGATAAGTTTCGTCTGTTTCTGGACTTAATTTTGCATAGGTAACAATCATCCAGTTTGCACCGTCATTGTGATAACCGAATTTTTTAGTCATCCATTGATAGACTTCAACATAATTACGTTTGGATATTTTAATTTTAGTCATGACCACTTGATTACAAACCAATTCCTGTGCTCTTCTTTTCTGAAGGCGAAAATATCACAATCATCAATCTCTGCATACGAATTGTACCACATTAGTTCACCAAACGTTGTATCACACCATTCAAACATATCTTGGAACACCTCGTCTTCACCATATCTATCATAAAGCTTTATTCTATCATCATGAAAGAGTAAAGCCTGATAAACATATTCTTCTGTATGAACTTGCATTATTTTTTAGATTCAGCTAATCGATATGTAAATTCAGTACCAGGAAATCGTTCGCTTGCATATTTTAAAACTTCTTCAATTGTATTACCCTGAGAAACAAACATATCCGATTCAGCTGCCCATCCAATAAATTTTGCACCATGCTGCTCAATTAAGATTTCAATTGCATTTGCGGTGGGTTTTGCACTGATTGGGTTTTCATCATCATCTATACTGATCGATTTATCTAAAGCATCAATAACATCTTGTTTATTCATTGAATAAGCTGTCACAGTTAACCAGAAAAAGATATATCCACCAATAAGTAACCCAATTACGAATGCAATAATAACTGCAAGTATCATCATTTTTGTTTCTCCAATGTAAGTTTTGATAAAAGTTGAAAGTTGTCGTAGCTGATTTTCACAGCTGGGTTCTCTAACAGTTGAGCAGTTTGTTGTTCTAGATCTTTCATGATGGTCTCTGCTGCTTGGGCTGCACTCGGGTAAGATATCATTGAAATATCTTCTTTTTTCATGGTTGCGACAAAAGCATCCCATGCAGCTTGTTGCTCAGTGTTTAATGTTATAGATGGTCTAGCAATAGTGCCTTCTACAATAGCGGTGGCTAATTTATCGATAGCATATCTGCCAGCTGCAATCATTGGTGCAAAAGCTGGGTCAACATTGTATTTTGTACTAGTAGAACCAGGCTTGCAAACAACCAAATGTGCTCCATCTGGGTATGAACTCAGTAGTTTATCATCATACTCGCTGACTGGCTTGTATCTTCTGCCTTGTTTGGTATAAAAGGTGATTGACATTCTTAACTCCAAAATGATAAAAATTCATTATATCAAATTGAATTAAGAATGTCAATTATGACAATTTGAGTCGGTAGAAAGTTGCATGTTCAGGGCGTTTAAAATAAAAACATGCTCTTTGTGGATAGGATTTTATTTCAAAATCAAAATCAATGCCTTGAATTAACCCGATATCACGTAATTCCCTGATAAAGATCATGATTTCTTTTGCGAATGTAAAATGTATGGTTACAATGTTATCGCGTATTTTTTTCATTTTTCACATACTCCACTAGTTCGTTAAACTTGTTCGCGTGATCTTGTTCTGTGAACTAACTCGCCCTAAAGGACGAGGCTTCCTGATTCATTGATACCTAGTAATTGACCAATCATTACTAATTGATCATACCGGGGATCTCCACAGGCATTAAGTCGGGCAGTTCCTGCCCTATCAATATTAATCGCGGCATTTAAGTCGCGATCTATTACTTCTCCACATGACTTGCAGTCATATGTTCTACTTGATAACTCGATGTCTTGTATACTACCACAGTTTGAACAAGTCTTACTAGACGGGTAATAACGGTCAATTATTACCGTTTTACCACCGTATAATTCAGACTTATATTCAATAAACTGTCGAAGCATAGCAAATCCGTTATCTTTGATTATATGACCATTCCATTGTTGTATTGATTTGACATTTAAATCTTCTAATGAAATGACATCATAATCATCGACAAGCTGACGAGAAAGTTTATGAAAGTAATCTAATCGTTTTAGTTTAACACGATAATTAATTTTAGCTAACTTCAACTGAGCTTTCAAGTAATTATGACTGCCTTTTTTCTTACGAGATAGCTTTCGTTGTAATTTCTTAATTTTCGCTTGGTTTTCACGAAGAAATTTAGGAATTAGGTAACGAATGCCATTACTTAACACGTATTCAGATGAATTGATGTCAATACCAACTGAATTAGTAGTAGTAGTTCTCGTAGGTAATTTTGGTTTTGTACATGTAACTACAACAAACCAATTATGGGCTTCTTGTTTTATTTGACATGTCTTGAAATCACTAGGTAATGCCCTATGATAACGGCATTTAATCCATCCGATATTAGGTATTTTAAATTTACCTGAATTGAAATCACAGTTTCTATCAGAATTGACCATAGCTAGAGTAAATGATCCGGAAAAGTTTCGTTTCTTTTTAAACTTTGGAAATCCTTTAGTAGCTTTAGAATTCTTTTTAAAACTAGCTTTCAATGCCACATCAAGATAGCGGATAGTTTGTTGTAAGCTCGTTGATGGTGAAGATTGCAACCATTCAGTAGCTTTTTTCAAACTGGTTAAATCTGCACTGTTTTTATTGAAAAACCTGAACTTGTTATCGATCTGGTATTGTTGCATTTCTTGATTTAAGAAATGATTCCAGACATAGCGATTGTTACCAACTACTTGGTTTAATAATTGGATCTGTTCCTGTGATGGGTACAATCGATATTTATATTTCAGGTTTTGCATTAGTTATTTAGTGGTAATTGCTTGACATGATTAAATTTTGGGTATATAATTCGCCTTTCATCCCCGCCTTAAAAGACAGGGTATTACGGCTCGATTGATAAAATGGGAATTGAAGATTTAGGATTATTCTGTATTGCATATTCCCTGAATACTCTACACCCAATATGTCTTAAAATAGTAGCTAATTTAACCACCCACTTTAAATCATCTTCGGTTCGTTCAACACAAATGCAATGGACATGATCTGGGTATTTGGTTTTGAATTCATCTTCGGTCATGATATTCCTCCTATCATTATTTATTGGTAGGAGGAATTCAATCGTTATACTCGTTCTTCAATTGGGATTACTTCATAACTTTCGACTTTTCGGATTGGTACTAATCCCAGACCTTGATGTAATGGTAATTTTAATGGTCTACCGTTAATATCCCATTCTAAAGGCATATTATAACAGTCAAAGCACACATACCCAACAATCTTGTCATCGGTGCATTTTTCATAATCGATAAGAACTGGATAACCAGCTGCTGATTTGAAGCCAAAAGCTTGCATTAGAAAACCGTGATGTAAATGTTTTTGAATAAATGTCATGGTGTGTCCTTGATTGGTGTTTTATTACCGTCTTTATCAATTGCTACAAATGTGATTTCTGTTGTGAATACTAATTCATTATTTCTGTTTAAACAGAATACATCAATGTTGAAAGTCGCTGATGTCGTGCCTTTTTTTATCAACTTTGTGTCAAATTCAAGGATAGAACCCGCTGGCATACTTTTATGAAATACAACCTGGTTCAATCCAACTGTGACAAATTCGTGTCCTGGAAATTCAACATTGACTGCAACATATCCAACGGTATCGATCCACTTTAACATCTCGCCGCCAAAAAGAAACCCGTAATGGTTTAAATGGCTTTGTAAAACTAATTTGTGTTGTTTCATTGGTCTCCCCATGTAAGTTGAAGTACGGTATATAATTCTTCATTGATAGTATATGAAACCCCGTGATTAGAATGTTCAATATGATACCATAGTCTTTGTGGTTGTTTTACTATCCAGTGTATCAATTTATGATCCTGGACGTCTATACGATACCAATAATCATTCATTAAGCTGTTATAATGCTTATCTACTACTGTGAACATATAATCCCCATTACTTTCCCCATTTCAATAAAAACCAAGTTTTGTCAGTTTCCGATAATTCTGCCATTACTTGGTATCTGTTGCAATCAAATGCATAATCGGCGACTCCTAAAACCCTAATTGATTTACTTCGTCGTTTCACCCATCGCCCAATTTCTGATTCATAGAATTTGTCGAGTATTTCGTTATATGGGTCATAATCTGGACCGTTCATAGTGGCTGGGTACATGTATGAAAGATTGGATATTATAAACTCATGTACACACATTATTTCATTCATTTATCCCCCCACATTAATACATACCATGAAAAATCTGCTTCATTTTTGAAATAGATATAATTATTTTTAATGAACCATCTAGTACCAAGATTTCCAAAGTTCTTGGCGCACCAATCATACTTTTCACCGGGTGAATTGCGAATTCGTAATCCATGGTACTCTATAAGTTGCTGTGTTTCAATTTTCATCATATCCAGACCATTTTATATTAACCCAATTATACATTGCCCGAGCTGATTCTTCCGATTCTACCTTCCATGACATTGGACCCAATGAATTAACTAACGAATTACATATAAAAAACTCTTTAATATCTGCTATTTCTTTTTCAGATAACCAAACCTTTGCAGTTGGTGTTAATGAAACCGCCCAATACTCTTTATTTTTAACACAACAATGCAAAAGTGTAAAATTCTTTGATTTTTGTAAAAGGGTATAATGGGTATGCATTATGCTTCCCATTTCAACACAAACATTGTGTATAGTTCTTCTTTAATAGCATAATCAACAATAGTCATGCATTCGGTCCTCTTCCATAATGACACATTACAAGTTTTAACCCATCTACGTATTTCTGCTGAATATATGCGTAAATAGTACCATTTGTTATTATTCTTATCGGTTTCAATCTCATACATATTGAATTTCTTATTACTAGCAACAATTGGTCTGATTATTTTATTGGTCATGGTATCCCCATTTCAATACAAACCATGTATAATTTTCATCCGTAAATTCGATTTCGTAAAACCCATCAATTTCAATGACAGTACATCTGTAAGTAGTTTCAAACTGATCAATGAACTTACCATCGGATAATCCTTTGTGTTCTATGAAATATCGATTCAAAATAGGCCATATAGTATGATTATTCAATTTAAGTCTAACCATGAGATCCCCATTTTAAAATAAACCAGGTGTAATCCTCATCTTTGAACGTCAATGTCCATTCACCAAATGAAATTTCCTCAGTAGTGCATCTAAATGTTTTGTGAAACAATTCCATATATTCGTGAGTGAGGAGATCAGCATTGGCGTAATAAAATTCTTGAATTGAATGTCTTGCTTTATCTGGCAGTTCATATATCGCTTTAGTAATCATATTATCACACGTGTAACATAAACCAAGTAAACCGTTCTTTAACATAGGCAGTCATTGTCAATGACGGCTTTTCATGATCCCGTAGAGATATCAATCGCTCATATTGCGACGTGTTTAATTTAATACTCTTTTTCATAAAATCTCAATTTAAGCTGACCATCGTATCGCAAATATCGTAAATAAATCTTCTCGGATGTCAAATGATGATATACCAGCAGTATCAACCCATTTTTCTGAAGATTGATTGCGTATCCACCGCCATATATCTGAATCAAGGGTATGAATGGCGTACCAAACATACCCGTCATCACATAGACATGAACATAGAATTGTGTATTTCATCAAGCTTTTTTATTAATCTGATCAGTCCATCTCAAAATAAAGAAATCACGATGTCCTTCGTTTTTAAAACTCCAAAGACGATCAGTCATAAAAATACCACATTTTGAACTAACCGACCATTCAATCATTTCGTCACGTAATTCGTCTGTCATTTCCTCTTTATCAAAAGATAAACCTGGAAGTTTGAATAAGCCGCACTGTACCATTTTCATATTATATTCCTAATTCAAAGATTGTGTTGTAAAGGTTGAATAATTCTTCATCTGATAAATTATACACATCAGTAACCCGTATGTCAAATATTTCTTCCAAGGATTCATCCCAGTGGTTAGCAATCCGTTCTAGTATTAAATCTCTCATTTTAAAAACTCGCTGTATTTAATCAAGAAAAACGTGCGTTTAGCTTCATCGTAAAAATCTAATTTGATCATCTTTTTTGCCTCTTTTCTTTGAGGTTCATACAGAAATAATGAACTGAATGAAGACTGTTCAGCTTCCAGGTAACTCTTATATTCCGCTGCATATTTAGGATTATCAACCCATTCGGTATGTTCACGCGGAGTAAACCCAAGTACACGTTTTGTTTTTTCTCTGAGTGCTAGCACACTTGGAGGATAATCGTTGTGTAATTCTAACAACAACTTTTTCCATTGTTCTTTTGTAATTGATATAGGTTTCATGCCATCCACCTTAATTTAAACCATGTCATTTGCGCTCTTTTAACTATTCTGGCATCAAATTTCACATATATATTTTCTTTAATCACATACCCAGTATCATCGTCAAATACAGATTTTAAATATAATTCCCAATTATATCCTGCACGATACCATGTATTGGACAATTGCAATACTTCTGGACCTACATTTTTAATTAGCCACTCCACAAGTTGATTAGCCTCGTATGAGTGGACATCATCTAAATTTGTTATTTTTCTACGCACTGGTTTTTAAAATGTACATTGTAACATATGGCCCATCAACTATCACTAAATCTTCAGGGTACTTATTGTGAGAGCCAGTATACCATGTACTAGTTTTCACATTCAACAATTGTACCTTAACCATTTTGGGATTCAATTTGGTGACTCTTGCTATCTTCATATTATTGTGTAAACTGACTGCTACAACATCACCAATCTTTAACAAACGTCCCAAAATGTCTCGGTGTTCAATTAGTGGTTTAGGTGTTCTCGTTTTCTTCTCTGTTGTCATATACTTCCCATGTATTATTTAAATAATCCCAATGTCTACTATCATAGACTGATATTGCAAATTGATATCCTAAAATACCAATCTCTAACTTTGGACCTGCGTGATCTTCACCTAACCAACTAATGACCAGGTTAAGTTCAAACAAGTTCCAATCATAATGCATCAGTTGTAATTCCCAATGCTTGTGTGGATTAAATGATCCGCTTTTGAACCATAAATTCTCAAAATTACTATTTTTGAAAAAAGGATTTTTTATTTGTAAATTAAATTTGATCATGAATGACTCCAACGTAAATTAAACCAATTTGCCATTTCTGGTCTTTCAAACCAGAATTCATGTCGCAAAAATTTAATTTCAAAAGTGTTAGGATCGATCACCGGTTTGCCTTGATTAGCATAAAAAAATGAATCACTATTTTGCTCACGACACCATGTAATCATGTCATCGTATACTCCAACAGGAACTGATCTATTGATGGTAATTTTGGTCCAAGAATCATGTTGTTTGATATCTACTGAACGTCTCATAAAACCATTCCTATATATCCAATATAACACAATTGATGCGCCATCTGATCAAGTCCAAGATCTCGCCAAAATTTAGGATTCTGGATATCTTGATTACCAAAGTTTCGTTTAGTCCAATCAATATGATAATGAAGAATAAAATCCAACAAACCAATATATGCAGCAAGATATGGGTTGATCAATAGAATAATCAGACCAGTGGCAAAGCCATGTTTTAAACTATGCATTATACCAGGTAACTCACCATAATGTCCTTTGCTAATAACTTCAATATTCGTTTGATTAACAAAATCAATGTACCAATGTTTAAATTGTAACAGTACTAAAATTATAAATCCCATTTATCACCCATTATTTTTTTCAAGCACTTCTTCAGCTTTGCATAGTTGCTTAATCATATCATATTGACCTTTGGCACTAGCTAATGCTGGATATTTTTCGATTAAAATTTGTTCTTCTTTTTCTTCAATCATTTTTTTACATGCCCAATCTAACGCCTGTTCAGCGTTTGACGTTAACCCAACTATCCCATTCTCAGATGCTATTGGTGTCCAACTATAACCAGTATATGCTTCTAAATGACCATCTTGTATTCGTAATGAACCGGATGTTATTGAAGAACTGCCATTTGAATGACACAATATATGTGAGCTATTACTTTGTATTCCATGTATCATGTTTTTTAAGATTCCATTTTAATAATAAAAAAGTTAAATCTGACTCATTAGTTAAGTCAAGATATGTTAATTCTCGTAAATCCCATCGATCATTTAATCCAGGTGGACCCCAATGAGTACACATCCAAGTGAAAATTTCCATTGGTCGATCAAACTGATTTAAATCTACTGTTTTCATATTCCATATTTTATTTTGAACAAAAAATATTTGTGTTCGTTTACTATTACTGCCGCATCTACATCAACTTGACCTTCACGCATTGGTATGTTCAACCCATAGGTGTCTTTAATATGTGATAGTAACGAAGTGATACTCCAGTTACTGTTACTATTTGCATAATCATCCCGTATTTCTCGTAATACCACAATCATTCGATTTCTAAAGGTTCGCTGTTTTTCTAACTCTTTTGCATACTGTTTAGTGTCATCAGCTAATTCTTTAAGTGTTTTTTCTGCTATTTTATTCATGACCATCTCAGTAAAAACCAGGTATAATTTGCATCGTCCTCAAATTCTGCATATTTTGGCTCATCGTATGACGGCTTAATCTTACATTTATTTTCTTGTTCAAAATGCTTATAAACTAGTTCCATTTGTTTAGAGAATACCTGATCAAGATTGCCAGTGAATTCAACCATCGGCGAATGTGCAACCGAATATTTACTGGCTTTACGAACAGCGACATCCCTAGTAAGCGATAATTTTTTCATCAAGCACCCCATCTTATAATAAACCAATTTCTGTCAGCTGCATTTCGGAAAATAAATCGATCATCAGGTACTAATTTCCACCGATCACCTAGAATTTCTCCGAATACTTCTTCACACCATTTAACGCAGTCTTGAACATGGATCTTACTACTTGGACTAACCCAATATACATAATCTTGGTAATCAGTATAATCATCGCCTTGACGCAATGGTCTTGTATCATATCGCGTTCTCAATGAAAATATCTGACCAGCTTGGCTTGTCATTGGTTGAACCCCCACGATATTTTGTGCAATCAATTCTGGTTGTACTCTGCGTATCATTGACAAAATTGATTGTTTTGATAACTCTTTCATAATCCACTCCTTGGATTTTAATAATTATTCTGATATCCATCTTAATGTGAACAAAGTGCAATCCATCTCTCTATACAATGTGAGAATGCCACCTTGCATATTAAACTTCATTTTTCGTTCAGTGAGCCACTCTGCTACTTCATTCCATTCTCTCGTGTCTAATCCTTTATTGCCATTATCTTTGCTCAATATAAAACTATTGTGCTCAAACGGCATTTTTTTAATTCTCATGTTAACTCCATTTTAATAAAAACCAATTCCTATCAATCTCATTTGCGAACCATATATATGAAAATGTATATGACCATCTCTCATTTTGGGTCTCACACCAACCATCACCACCAAATTGTTGTGATGCCCATTCAATTATTTCAGGATATTCGTCATAAAAACCATCCCCTAAATAAACTGCATATGGATGCACGTTTGCTGAAAAAAATTCAGTACTTATCTTATATTGTTTTTTCATCAGCCCCACCGTAATGCAAACCAGTTCTTATCTTCTTCACTTTTTATAAGTATTCTAGCAGGAGTTCCCTCATATGGACTAGTCCAACACCATCTTTCATTGACTATTGGCTTGTTATGAATCATTAACTCCATGAATTCATTTAATGAGCAACTAGGACCAAATGTTTCCCAACACCATTGACGCATTTCACAGAATTTTGCTGTTCGATCACCTTGTTGCCAAGAAGGTTGCCATCTGAAAACCATGCTGTATTTGAAGTATTGATGACCGGTGTATCGCTTGTCTAACTTTGATATCGCTATATTCATGTATGAATTATACTCCTTCTTATGGTGGATGTCAATAAATAATTACAGAGGCATACAAATGAGAATACTAGTCACCGGTGCCAACGGATTTGTTGGACGTAATATGCTCGAATGGCTATCCCAAGAAGAATTCTGGGAAATCGAGACATGGGAATGGGATCCTAATAATTTACCTGATGTAAAAAAATATAAATGGGTCATACATCTGGGTGCTGTTACAGATACCAGTGATGCTGACGTTGATACGATTATACATAAGAACTATGAGTTCAGTCAATGGCTTTTTACTGAATGCAATAAGAATAAAGTGCATATGCAATATGCCAGTTCCAGCGCTGTTTATGGAAATAATAAGAATTTTTCGGAATTTGCTCCTTGTCATCCAGAAACACCATATGCGTGGTCGAAATACTTATTTGATAGATGGGTATTGCAGCAAGAGCATAACATCTATGTTCAAGGATTTCGATACTTCAACGTGTATGGAAAATATATGCATACCAAAGGAGAACGAGCTGATATCTTATGTAAGTGGCGAGAAGAGGCCAAAAATGAAGGAAAGATCACTATTTGGGCAAATGCTGATCGCATCAAACGTGATTGGGTTTGGGTCGGAGACGTATGCAAATTACATATTGATTTCATTAAAACTATCAATGGTTCAGGCATCTGGAATGTTGGCTCTGGACTATCACACAGTTATTTAGATTTAGCGGAAGAAATTGCAATTCAAGAAGGGGTACAAATTGAATTTGCCTCACCAAAACCAACTGAACAATATAATACAAAAGCCGACTTAACCTTATTGAAATCAACTATCGGAAAACGCAAATGGTTATCAGTTTACGAATGGATTGATCGTGGATTGTGATAAATACTTGACAGAGGAAGTAACATGAGAGCAAGTGAATTTTTAAATGAAGATAATTTTGGAGTAGGAAAAAAACGCCCTGCACGACCTGGATCTCGCGAAGACCAAGTTGGTCCACGTGGTCACAAACCAGAAACGCAATATAGTGTGGATGAAGAATTCGAAATTGATGAAGCTGGAAAGGCTCCTAAAAAGCTGTGTCTTTCTAAAAAAACTGATGGTGAATTAGGTGCAAGCCAATTATCATCATGTCAAGCACAGGGCTTACGTAAAAGAAAAACAAAACGAAAATTTAGAATTGGTAAGAAAGTTCAATCAATTGATGGTAAATATGTGAAATCAAGTGATTATGGTGGACCATTACCAAAATGGAAAGGTAACTAATGCGATTTCGTGAATTTTCAAAATTAACAGAATTTGATGCGGGTAGCGCGATATCATCTGCAGGTAATATTATTAGTATGTTATCTAATCCACTCGGTGCATTAGATAATATTACTGGTACTACTTCTACCGATTCGGCTGGTGCTGGATCATCGACTGCTGATATAGCAACTATTCAAGACCCAGATTTTAACAGAAAATTAGAAAAGGTTGCAAATAAGTTAGGTGTTAGAGCTAATGATTTGCTTGCTATTATGAAGCAAGAATCAGGTGTTGATCCATCAAGAGTTAATTCAACATCTAACGCAACTGGCCTTATTCAATTCATGCCAGATACTGCTAGAAGACTTGGAACTACTACCGATGCATTAGCTAAAATGTCAGCTGTTGAACAACTAGATTATGTTTACTTATATTACAAAAGTGTTAAACTTAAACCTGGGTCCGATGCCGGTGATATGTATGTGGCAACATTTTATCCAGCCGCTGCAGGACAACCTGATAATTATGTAATCAGTTCACGCGGAAACAAAGTTTATAACCAAAATGCAGGATTAGATAGAAATAAAGATGGAACAATCACTGTGGGAGATGTAAAAAAATCTGTATCAAGGTTTGTATAGTTAAATAACTTTATGAATTTAATAGGTAATTTAATTATATCCCCGCCATCAGTAAAAGGCAATTTCTGGTATAAAACAGTCGCAATGATTGTTGAACATCATAATCAAGGAAGTATTGGTATAGTTCTTAATAAACGAAGTAACTATACTATAAATGAATTAGGTGATCAACTTGATTTAGATTTTGATATACCAGGATATGTCTATATAGGTGGTCCAGTCAATCCGAATAGTATTAGTTTAATTCATTCTAATGAATGGAGTTGCGATAATACACTTCGGCTTAATGAAAACTTCTCATTAAGCTCATCAAAAGAAATCATGCGACGATTTTCTAATAATGACTTACCAAAAAAGTGGAGGTTATTTTTTGGAATTTGTGGATGGCCACCTGGTAAACTACATAAAGAAATTAATGGCATTGAACCAGAAGATAAGAACACTAGTTGGTGTTTTACCAATAGCGACACAGATTTAGTGTTTAATCATGACACCAAAGTACAATGGAATAAAGCATTAGAAAAAGCTGCAGAAGAATTTTCACAAAGCATATTATCATAAGGATATATAATGAAAAATTGGTTATGGAAAATATCTGGATTCATATTACTAGGTATTGGGTATCTCGGTATTATAACCCCAGGATTGCCATTCAGTCCATTTATTGTCGGTTCTGCTATATGTTTTAGCAAAAGTAGTCCAGCTATGCATAAATGGTTATATAATCACAAATTTTTTGGTCCGTTTTTAAGTAATTGGGTCAATAATAAAGTGTTTCCAACAAAAATGAAATACATGATGTTAGCTGTCATGTCTAGTTCATTAGTTATTTTATGGTTTACTACACACAATTCTACCACAATCGCATATTCTGGTGGTTTTATGATATTAGTCTCAATATGGGCTTGGAGATTTCCTGGAAGTCTTAATGAATATTATGAAAGAGAATCATCTGGTAAGAAAATAGGCTGGTTCAAATAATGTAAAAAGATAAATATTAGAATTACAAAAATAAGGTAGTCCTAATGAGAAATAATATTTTACCACCCGTAAAACGAGGCGATACTTGGACATTTACGTTCTCGTGGAAAAATCAAAAACACACCAATTGACTTGACTGATTGCACTGTATTAATAGAAGCAATTAAAGAACAACAACTGCATATCGATAAATTAGATAAAGATATTGAACAATTGAAATTAAAAGGATAAATTATGACAATTACATATACATGGGAAGTAACCAGTTTAAAAACTACTACAATTGGATCTACTGCAAATGTAGTAGTACAAGCCTATTGGAAAAAAATTGGCACTGATGAAAATGGTAATGAAGGCATCTTTAATGGTGCTACTCCATTTACCGCAGATTCTACTGATAACTCAGGTCCTTTTATTCCATTTTCAGGATTAACTGAAGAAAATGTACTAGATTGGATTAAATCCACCGTCGTTGGACATTACGAAGAACATGTTAATGAACAAATTTTAAAGCAAATTATCGATAAGATTAATCCAGTTATAGATACAGCTATGCCATGGGTAACTCCAGAAATTTCTGATCATTTTGTGTAACTCCATAAATAAAAATTTAAAACAAAGGATTAAAAATGGATAAAACACTAGTAACAGTAACCCTTGATGTAAACCAAGTAAATTTAATATTTGCAGCATTAACCGATCAGCCATATAAAAATGTTGCAAAATTAATTGCTGAATTGGATGAACAACTAAAAACACAGTTGCAACAACACCCATCTGGGCCATTAACCGATAAATTAGTATAAAAACGGAGTATTATAAATGAAAAAATTATTTGCATTAATCTTATTAATGTCATCAGGAATGGTGCATGCTTGGGAACAAGTTGCCCCATATCCAATTGAAAAATGTCAAGTACAATCACCGTATGGCTTTCCACAAACTTCTAAACAAGGTGTAGCAATATGTCGTGCTGGTTATGTTACATTAAACGATACTACTGCAAAATTACCAGTTTGGGTTTCTTATACATTATATCCTGAATATGCGTTAGGATGTGTTCCACGTTCTAATGGCTTTGCCCCCGATCAAAGCTTACCAAAAGGTAGTAGGGCAGAGCTAATCGATTTTAAAGGCAGCGGCTATGATATTGGTCACGTAGTACCCAATGCAGATCAATCAAGGTTCGATCAAACAGAAAAAGAAAGTTTCTTATTAACTAATATGGTGGCTCAATTACCAGGAACTAATAGAGGAATAATTAAATTGACCGAAACTAATATTCGTGGATGGGTAACACAGAGAAATCATCCATATGTAATTTATTCTGGTCCATTATATGGACCAGGTGATAAAACTATTGGTTTAAACCAAATAGTCGTTCCTCATGCATTTTATAAAATAGTAATTGACACAACAACTAATGAAGTTGCTGGATTTCTAATACCACATGTCGGAAATCAAGGAAATGACTTGACAAAAGTTAGAGCGCCAATTGATCAAATCCAACAATTATCAGGAGTCCAATTTGCATACCCAGCGAATGCGGTTGAATTACCATTAAATTATTTATGGCCTGTTGATTATAAAGCATTAACCGAAGCGAAAAGAGCTGCATGCAAAGGCAACGCTAACTAACCAGGTTTATATTTACAATTATCAAAATGCCAGCGTTTTGCGTTCGATGCATTGCTGGCATTACCACAATACGGACAAATCAATATTTCCTGTGGTGTTAGTTTTTTGCCCTTTCTTGACAAACTCATTTTCAATTTAGATTCTTCGGTATGTGTTCTACCGGCCATGGCCCCTACTTTTCCATACATTGGGTTATTTTCACCAGTGTTAGCTTCACTCAGTTTTTCCTTGAGCTCTTTTGCTCGTTCTACCCCGTATATTTCATCGAAGGTCTTTCCTTTACGCAATGCAATCGTTTCCGGAGAATGTTTCTTACCCGTAAAAGCACCAGGTTTTCCATATCTATGATTTTTATCACCTAACATTTTTATACGTTTTTTCTCAGATATTTCTTTAGCCTTTTCTTCACCGAATATTTCATTATAACTTCTCCCTAACCTAGATGTTTTGTGAATAATCTTCATCGGTTTTAATGATTCTTTATAAATCCATGTCTTTTTTAATTTATTGATTTTTTCTAATGCTTTTTCTTCCCCATATAATTCAATATATGTTTTTCCCTTATTATTTGATAGTTGACCTTTATTTCGTATACTAATCATTTGTTTTTGCTTATCGGTCCATAATCTTCCTAATGTACCATCCCCACCGAGGGTCATATTGTATCCAGAATGGTAACTATCATATAAATTGATAAAATATGTCTCCATTGCATTTTTTAAATAATCCCCTTCTAACGATTGATATATTATTTCAAAGGTAAATTTATCGATGCCATACTTTTTAATAGCATAGTATAAATGCGAATTTAGTTTTCTTGAGTTTCTAGTATGTTCTACGATCCTTCTTTCAAAGTTATTTGTAAAACCTATATAAATTTTCTCATTAATTGTATTTGTAATTTTATAAATGGAATAAATATCCATGTTGATACTCCTTTTCAGTATTAAAGTAGATGGGAACGCCAATTCCGCGATCTACACCATTATTTATAAATAGTACTATGAAAATATTATACTACATTTATTACGTATTGTCAAAATTTGGATGTGGATTGGAAGGAATCCTGTATGAAGATTAGTGAATTAATAGAGACATCAAACTATCTAGCACAGTTAAAAAGTGATGCGAAAAAACACTATCCAGAAACAGATACTGAGGATGAATCATTATTACAGTTTTTAGCTAGAAGTGTACTTCATGCAAAAGATGATGATGCTAAACAAAATAATGATATAGCAATTCTAAAATCTAAAATAAATAATATTGAAAGAATAATTAACAACAAATAGGAAAATACAATGGCATTACAAATTAATATTAATACTGAATTCGGTACTGAAGAATCACCAGTATATGCTCAATATTGGAATATTGGCGCAGTACAAGAGGATTTCAAAGGAAAGGGCACTGAAATCACTATCTATGGATATGCATCCAAAGAAGCAAGAGATAATGAAAAACAACCACTATCTGCCGGAAAATTTCAAATAACTGGTGAAGAATATGTTGCTGGTGCAGATCGTGCAACATTATATGAAATCATCAAGCAACGCCCAGAGTTCACTGGTGCAGAAGACTGCTAACCAGTCATACTCGATATCCCTAATTGTTAGGGATATCGCCTCAATGGTTTTATTAACTGTTCAAAAGAAACATATTATAGTGTTTAAGAAGTACGTAAACATTTACAAAATTGATTTTAATGCATCGATTAAATCTTCAATCATTCCATCATCATGAAACGGAGTTGGTGCAAATCGCAATCGTTCAGTGCCAACATCTACTGTTGGAGAATTAATTGCTTGTACGTAAATACTATAATCATTTAATAATCTATCACTAATTTCTCTAGCTCTTTTAGCATCACCAATCAAAACAGGTACGATATGTGTAACTGAATCCATCACTGGTATTCCAGCTTCCTTCATCATTTTTTTTAATTTACTAGCTCGTTCTTGGTGTTTTTCTCTTAATTCATTATGAGCTTTTGAATATTTAACTGCAGCTAATGCTCCAGCGACAATAACTGGGCTCAATGACGTACTAAAGATGAATCCATCCGCGATGCTTCGAATAGCATCAATTACTATAGAATCCCCTGCGATATAACCACCTTGTACACCAAATGCTTTGCCAAGAGTACCATTAACAATATCAACTCGATCTTGCAAATCCATTTCTTCTAACTCACCAGCACCAGTAAATCCTCTAACTCCTACTGCATGAACTTCATCACAGTATGTAATAGCATTATATTTGTCAGCTAAATCACAAATTTGTTTAATAGGACTGATATCACCTTCCATACTGTATATGCTTTCAAATACAATACAGGGAATATTTTCATTTTGAACCGATTTCTTCAAACAATTTTCCAACTCTACTAAATCATTATGCTTGAATATTTGTTTAGATGCACGACTATGAACAATACCCATTATTAGACTATTATGGTTTTTGCTATCACTTATAAATTCAATATTTGGGATAATTTTAGCCAATGCTATTAAACTTGACGTATTCGCTACATAAGCCGAAGTAAATAATAATGCACTCTCTTTTTTATGCAATGATGCCAATTCATGTTCTAATGCAACATGATAATGGGTAGTACCTGATATATTTCTCGTACCACCGGATCCAGCACCTGTCATATCTAATGCTGTTCGCATTGCATCTAGTACTACTTTATGCTGTCCAAGTGATAGATAATCATTACTACACCAATTGACAATATTTTTAATGGCATATGGCCCATACCAGATTGCATTTGGAAATTTACCTTGTTCTCGTAGTATGTCATTGAAAACTCTATACTTTCCAGTTTCTTTTAAATTATCGATAAGTTTATTAAATGGTTCTTTGTTAATCATACCGATATTTAACTAAATATACAAAAGGAAAAAAATTATGGCAGAAAATGGTATTTCAACACATATCCCAAAATCCGAACGTAGAGATTTAAAATTAGAATTGGCTGAATTAAAACGTCAAGGAAAACTTATTAATACTGATCCAGTTGATATTACTAAAATTGGTTATAGACCATATAATGTTTATAATAGCCCAGGAACAGTTAGTCCAGCTACAGGACATCCATGGGAATTAGGTCCAGAGGTTTAAGATGACATATATACACCCAAATGATAATAATTTAAAAAATCTGCATAAAGCTATGCAATATAATGACGCAGGTGAACCGGTTGTTCGCACACATGTTGATGGAATATCACTGCAAGGTGATGTTCTGGTTGACAAAGTGCGAGTTCAAATTGATTCATTAGGGAATGTATGGGATGAAAATCATTCTGCACCAGTATCAATCGGTACTAATGGTCAAGTAACATTAAAAACGAGTTCAGCAGTTATAGGAAAAGTTCAGCAAGATGGTGATTGGACTGTTAAACAAGGTACTACCCCTTGGGCAATTAGTGATAATGGTGGTTCTATTACAGTAGATGGCAGTGTTTCAATTAGTAGTTTACCAGAAGTAGAAATAAAAAATGATAGTGGAAATCCTATCCCTATTTCATTTTCAACTGGTGCCCTAGATGCATTCGGTAGACAAAGAATTTCAGAACCTTTTACTTTAGGTGATTATAAGCACTTATATGGTATCGACCCCGCTTTTATTGATTATGCTGGAAATGGTGGTGCCATTGAATTTGTAAAAAATAAAGCATGTTGTACATTAACCACTACTTCTAATCCATCTAGTTTTATCATCCATCAAACAAAATTTTATCATCATTATATGCCTGGTAAATCTCAAGTAATTTTTAGTAGTATAAATTTTGGAGCAGCTACACCGAACGTAGTTAAACGAACTGGATACTTTGATGACAACGATGGAATTTATTTCGAACAAGCAGGCGATGGGACTTTATCATGGGTAATAAGAAGTTTTGTTTCTGGCGCTCCCATTGAAGTCAGGAAAACTCAATCACAATGGAATTTAGATACTGTATCATGGTTGAACATACTTAATACACAATTAGTAGCGATTGATTTCCAGTGGCTGGGCGTTGGTAGAGTTAGAGTTGGATTCGCACATAATGGTATTGTAGTTTATGTTCATGAATTTTTACATAGCAATAATTTACCAACTGTTTACATGAGTAATCCAAATCTTCCAATTAGATGTGAAATAAGAAATATTGGCACAACTACGGGTGGATCTATGGATCAAATATGTTCAACTGTTTTCAGCGAAGGTGGTTATGTTGAAGCGGGACAGGATTGGGCTGCTACTACACCTACATTAAAAGTGATAGATGCTGGAATTACTGCGCCAGTTATGGCAATTAGATTAAAAAATACATTTCATACATATTCAAATAGAATGATTGTTCGTATGGGTAATTTGAATATATTCAGTGATGGTGATAATATTAAATGGAGACTGATAAAATTACCAGCACAAGCATTTCTAACAGGTAATTCATGGGTAGATGTGCACAATGATTCAGGTATTCAATACAACGTAACTGCTACCGCATGGACAGATGGGCAAGAAATGGATAGTGGTTTTGTGGGTGCATCAACGCAAGGTAGTCAAAAAGCCGGTGGAGCGCCAGCAAGTAATATCCCTTCATCCGCAAAGAAAAATTATATAGTACAAAATTTTGATAGCACGGATTCTGAGATATTTCTAGTAGTTGCAACTAATTTAGGTGCACAATCAACTAATGTTGGTGTTAGTATGCAATGGCGTGAAATCTATTAAGGATAAATACTATTATGAGAGCTGCAGAATTTATGAGAGCGTTGGCTGATGTAATTGATACATTAGATGGCGACAAAGAAAATAAAAAAGACCCATCTGAATTAGAAGATAATCCAGTGTTTGTTCCACCATTACAACAAAAGATCGAATTGATGAAAAAATCATCAGGTATTCAATCTGTCTTTGATCAGGCAGATGATGATGGTCCTTTTGAGGATTAATCGTGGCCTTTACCCAAGATTTTTTTACTAGTTATCGCGGATATGATGACGGGGAAACTCGGATTGGTGATCGCAATCGTCTTTGGTACGATAGTAATACCAATACTATACGAATATCGGATGGAGAAACTCCAGGTGGAATTATCATTGGTGGTTCAGGCGGCGGTACTTATATACTACCAACTGCCTCTACTACTATTAAAGGTGGTGTCAAAATTGATGGAAATACTATTACTATTAATAATGGAGTTATTAGTTCACTTGCACCAACTGATATTAGTCAATTAACAGATAACACAAATGTGTTATTATCGCTTGGCAGCAATCAAAATTTAGATGGCGGTCATTATTAAGGAATTTAAATGAGTAACATTATTAGAATAAAACGTTCAGAAACTTCGGGTAATCCATCAACATTAGGTAATGGTGAATTAGCATATTCTGGATTAACCGATAATGGTAGCAATGGTGGTGACCGATTATACATTGGTATGGGTTCAGAAACTAGTGGAAATGCCGCAACCCATGTTGTTATCGGTGGTAAATTTTTTACCGATAGATTAGATCATACTGCTGGCACATTAACTGCATCGTCTGCTATTGTGGTAGATTCTAATAAAAAAATCGATGATTTATTAGTTGATAACATTGAATTAAATGGCAACACTATTAGCACTACTGATACTAATGGAAATTTATTATTATCACCTAATGGTACTGGAAAAGTTTCTATTGCTGGTGCTTATACATTACCTAGAGTAGATGGTACTGCCAATTATGTTTTAACCACTAATGGAGCTGGTGTTGTATCTTGGGCTGCAATACCAGTTAGTGGCTCAATAACCATTGGCTCAACATCTATATCATTAGGCGCAACCTCCACTTCATTAGCTGGATTAACCGAACTAACAATTGATAATTTAAACTTCAATGGCAATATTATTTCATCCACAAATACAAATGGCGATATTTCATTAGACCCAAATGGGTTAGGGAATGTTGATGTCAATGGTGCGAAAATAACTAATGTTGGTACACCAGAAGTTGGTAGTGATGCTGCTAATAAAGATTATGTTGATAATGCAGTTACTGGGTTAACATGGAAAGATGCTGCTTATTTATTAGCAGATTCTAATGTAGCATTAACTGGAACAACTGGGACTTTGGTTATTGATGGTCATGGTGCATTAACCCAAGCACACGGCGATGGTTATAGAATTTTATTAAAAAATCAATCAACTGCATCAGAAAATGGTATATATACATATAGCGATAATGGTTCTAATTATACATTATCTAGATCAGCTGACGCAGATACTTACGCTGAATTAAAAGGTGCTTCAATATTCATATTAGAAGGTACCAATTATGGTAAATCTGGTTGGGTACAAGGTAATCATTATTTGACCAGTTTTTCAGGTCAGCAATGGGTACAATTCAATGGCGGTGGTGCCTATTCAGGTGGTGATGGGTTGACATTATCCGGTTCAACATTTATTGTTAATGTTGCAACTGATGGTGGTATTGAAATTGCAGCTGATAACCTACAATTAAAATCAACCATTGCTGGTAGTGGGCTATTATATTCATCAGGTGTGTTATCGGTTGGTGATATTGATGGTGGTACCTACTAAATAGATAAAATGGGTAGAATTTCTATTCTACCCTTGCAATTATTGCAGAACTTTCCTCTATAGGATTTAAAATGGCAAATAAAGTATTACTGAAAAAATCATCAGTAATCGGCAAAATCCCACTCGCTACTGATTTAGATTATGGCGAGATCGCGTTGAATTATGCCGATGAAAAAATGTATTTTAAAAATACATCAGATCAAATCAAATCATTAGGCGGTAGTTCCGCTATCTATACAAAGCAACTTAATTTTGTTGGTCCAGTTAATATTGGAACTGGAACTTTAAGATGGTACCCTGATACATCTATAAATATTACATCAGTTTTTATCTCTGCTGGAACTCCACCATCTGGTGGACCATTAACATTAGTAATTAAAAATTCAGGTTCTACTATTGCTACAGTATCATTAACAGCAGGACAATATATTTCATTAACAACTACATTGAATACCACAGTTTTAACAACGGATTATATTACAGTAGACGTTACTGCTACAAATTATACATTTGATGCTATTTTATCATTTACTTATACAAGGAATTAAACTATGACAGTTTCTTCAGAAAGTTATACTACTAATAGTATAAAAATTACTGTTTCAAATGAAACAACCCCAGCTAATATCATTTCAGCGGTTGATACCGCTATTACATCATTGGGTTGGTCTCAATATGATTATATTGCACCAAATTCATCAACGGTATTTACCACAGCTACTAGCACTACTGGGACCATTACTCCTACTGGTGGGTTTAGTTCGTTAACAACATTCGGAACCCCAACTGGGACTAGTAGTACATCCGCAGGCACATATACTTCAGGAATTGCATCAACAAGCGGTGTAGGTTCAGGGGGATATATTACTGTCACAAAGACGGGCAGCGGCACAACATATTCTGGAGTAACAACCGCAACTATGTATTTGTCCGGTACTGGGTATGTAGTTGGTAATACCATTGTAATAGCGGGAGCAAATTTAGGTGGTACAACTCCAACTAATAATTTAACATTGACCATCGGTGGTTCAGTACTTACAAATACTATTAATGGATATGTCAGTAGTTCGGCTGTGAGTGGAACTAGTGTTACCGCAGCTAACAACTATATCGTAACTCCACTATCTACTAGTGGTTCTGGAACAGGTGCTGTATTTCAAATCATCAAAACTGGTGCCGGAACTGCATACAGCGGATTTACTACAATAGTTGTTTTATCATCAGGTACTGGGTATGCAGTTGGTGATACCATTGTAATAGCGGGAGCAAATTTAGGTGGTACAACTCCAACTAATAATTTAACAATAACAGTTGGTGCTGTAAAATCAAATTATCAAAATACCGCAGTTATCACCGGCATGAGTTCAACTACCGGGTTTGGAGCAGGGTCATCAATTGCTGCAACAGCTGGTACTGGTACATTGTATGGTGGGACACCTGATTCAATCGTGGTAAATAATATCGTTAGCTCATCATCGATAACATATACAATAAATAACGGGACTCCGCCAACATCTGGAACTGTTACAAATATAGTACAATCAAACTTAAATACTTGGTCACCTTTATACACTTATGTTTATCGAGCAATATGTGCAGATAATACTAATTACAAATATTTAATTATTAGATGGGATCCTACTAAACAACAGTTTTTTACAGCAGCAGCCGAGGGATGGGATACGTCAACTAAACAACCACTTAATGAAACATATGGATTTAATGGAACATTTGGGCAGGGATATGATTTAAAAGATTGCCAAATATTAGTATCAGCTACTTCCTCACATTTTATGATTTGGCCTTGGGTTAGACAATCCATGGGATTATGGACTGCTATTTTTGAATTTGAACGGGTAGCTGTAGAGGATTCAGCAGCAGCTGGTATGCCAAATTTTGCATGGACTAACTCTGTTATTTTAGGTTATACATCTGATAATTCTTCTTATCAATTTGTATTCCCTAGATTACCAAATAGCTCACTTAATAAAGATATGCGAGCAGTGACCAATAAAGGTATAACAACTACATTAGGTGATTCTTATAATTATACTTATGGATGGGATATAACCAAATCTGTTATAACTTCTTTTTCTATTGATCATGCTACTAACTTACAACCACAAGGTAGAGCGTATAATTGCTCAATCACTAAACCGTTTGGTGCTGGATTAGATACCACAACCGTTCCATTAGCACCTGGAGGATGGGCAGATACTAGTGGCACTAATTCAACTTGTTTAATATTACCATTAAATGGCGGTGCAGAAAGTGGGGTATATAGTTCATTAAATACAGTCAATGCTTCTGGTAGACCACAAAATAACGGATATTCAGCAGCTGGCGTTGTTGATATGTTATTAATCGGTGTTAATGCCTGGTGTGCTTGTGGTTCTGGTGGTATTAAAACATATGACACAACCCAAACTGTTTCGAGTGGCACATTAGTTCAACGATTAGCGGGTAATTACGATAAATTAATTTTCGATGGTTTTAGAACAATTTATGCCATTTATGTTAATGCTGGTTCTGGTGGAACTACGTTAGCTAGAATAGATACCGAAACATACAATTCCGCAACCATAACTCTTGCATATGCTGCTCATCAAATAGCGATTGACGGACAATATGTTTATGTTGGGATTAATGGTGCATCTACTTCTCCACGAGTTGCAATTATTAACCGGTGGACTACTACTGATGGTTCAACTGGATCTGGGTTTACACTTGCATCCACATATGCTTCGGGAGTAACTGGTTCATATATTGCAAATATATTCCCAGATTATCGTGGATGTATATACATAACATATACATATCATTCTACATTTAATTTAACTATTTCAGCATCTTCACAATATGGTAGTGCTGGTACTGGTGCAATAGGGATTGATAAAGTTTCAGTTTCAGGTATTCCTACCAGGGGAAGATTGGGCGCCTCATATTCATTACCACCATTAACCAGCCAGAATTACCCTGTACATGCTATTGCATTTTATTATGATCCTATATCAAATTATTTAATGTCTATAATTTCGCATACAAACAATAATATATCAGTAGCAAAATTTAACAGTTATAGTTTATATCATAATATATATGTTCATTCATATTCTAATAATACATTGAGTTATACTACATTAACTACATATTCATACACGAGTGGCTTATCATCAACTTCTTTAGCTGCTGATACCGTTGCAGGGTTGACTGGTTTTCAAGGCAGTAGTAGTAGTAGTACCCTTACTTATGGGATTCTTCAATCAATATTTCCATACAACGGAACATTAGTAATGAGCATGGGAACATATTTAAACAACGGATCGTCTAATCCTTTCAATTTAACATATACTCTTGCTGATATCATATATGGCGTTACTAATTTGCAAACAAACCCAGTCGTAACTAGTTATGTAACGAATACTCAAGCATTATCTGGAAATTATTCGTTGTCAACTGCAGCCAATACTTTATTCAATAATTATCAATATCGCAGTATGTATACAAATGGAACAGTGGCATTAAGAAACATAAATGGTTATATCTATTACTTGAATAACTTATATAATATGAATAAAACAGATGGTACTGCATGTGGTAGATTAATACTAAAAGGATAATATTATGGCATTAGTAGATATCGGTAGTATTACCGCAACTCGAAGTAGTTCAACAACCTATACAGCAATTTTAGATGATAATGTTGTCAAGAAAATCTTTTACCCATTAAATATCGGATTTTCAGTAGCATTAGATGCAAGTGCAACTAGTTATGTGCCATCATCTACCTATACAGCAATTTTAGATGATAATGTTGTCAAGAAAATCTTTTACCCATTAAATATCGGATTTTCAGTAGTTGCCGATACATTAGCATTACCGAATGAAACATTTAGAAGATTAAATAATTATATATATTGGAGTTAACATGGAAGATATTAAATCAACAGAAGAATCACAAATAAGTCCAGAAATGGAGGAATTTTATACTAATTTTCCAGTTTCTGATATTAGAATTACTAATAATTACACAGTTGATCCGGTCAATAATACTGACTGGGTATGGCAGCATAAAGAAACCAATGACCGTTTCATAGGTAATATTGATGAGTTTAATGAATATTTAAAAAACATGTCGTCAATCCCAAAGTAAATAATATTTTGAGGGTGAACTACATTGCCTTAAAAGACAGGGTATCACGGCTCACCTGCTAAATACTACTATGAGAGCTAAAGAATTTTTAATAGAGAACGCCAGCGGTAGCCCGGTGACCATAAACATACCAATTTCTATAACAATCCCATCGGATGGAGGTGGAATTGTTACGTCAACTAATGATCCTGTTGAAAAAGGTGAATTACCAGAAGTTCCAATTCATGTATTTCCACTACAACAAGAATTTGAATTGAAGAAACATCAGGCAGGTGCTTCTAACCCTGTTATCAATCAAATATTGCATGACAAAGGTGCGTTATCTGACAAAACACAGTCAGAAACCGTGCAACTTCCACCTACCAGAGATACATTATCTGAAAAAGATGTTTTTACTGATAAAAAAGTAATGGTTGAAAAAGAAAATCAATCATACGATTTTCTCGAAAATTTTGACTGGCTAGAACAAGAATTCAGAAATTCTAAAAAGCATTAATTTACATTTTTGGAAGTTAAATGACAATTCATAAAATCAAATCGGGTCGTGTGACTTCGCTATCAGCCGACCAATATGTAGGCGAAAAAGGTACAATATTTTATAATGAATCAGTTGGTGATTTACGTATAAGTGATGGAATAACCCCAGGTGGTATCCCATTGAATACTGGTGCTGGTGGCAATGTCGGAGCAACTGGACCTGCCGGTATCGATGGTGCTACTGGACCTGCTGGTGTTGACGGAATTATTGGTGTTGATGGTGCTACTGGACCTGCTGGTGTTGATGGTGCTACTGGACCTGCTGGTGTTGATGGTGCCACTGGACCTGCTGGTGTTGATGGACCTGCTGGTGTTGATGGTGCCACTGGACCTGCTGGTGTTGATGGAATTATTGGCGTAGATGGTGCTACTGGACCTGCTGGTGTTGATGGAATTATTGGCGTAGATGGTGCTACTGGACCTGCTGGTATTGATGGTGCTACTGGTCCTGCTGGCGTTGACGGAATTATTGGTGTTGATGGTGCTACTGGACCTGCTGGTATTGATGGTGCTACTGGTCCTGCTGGCGTTGACGGAATTATTGGTGTTGATGGTGCTACTGGACCTGCTGGTATTGATGGAATTATTGGCGTAGATGGTGCTACTGGTCCTGCTGGCGTTGATGGAATTATTGGTGTTGATGGTGCTACTGGACCTGCTGGTACATTTGGTGGTGAAGCATTTGATTATTTTTATAATATATTAACTGATGATTCAAATCCTGGATCTGGTGTTTTTCGATTCAATAATACTTTATTTAATAATGCTAGTTTATTACATATCAGTACACTTGACCATTATGGAGTGTCCACCTACAATTATTTGGTGACAATTGATGATTCTACTTCCGCGATAAAAGGTCATTTTTCAGTTTCAAACAAAACAAATCAAGCTGTATATGCCATGTTTGCAATAACAGGCAATATCATAATTCATGATGATTACATCACCGTTCCTATCACTCATCTATCAGGAGCAACATCATATGATGACAACTTGGACGTTATTATTACCTTTGCTAGAACTGGCGATAAAGGTGAGATGGGTGCATCTGGGGTACAAGGTATACAAGGCGCTAGTGGATCCACCGGAGTAGCCGGTGCCAGTGGGATAATTGGCCTAATTGGGGCAACTGGTGTCCAAGGCACAGCTGGTTTACAAGGAGCGAGTGGTGTAAGTTTACCTGGCGCATCAGGCAGTCGTGGCGCATCTGGTTCAATCGGGTATATTGGGGCAACTGGACCAGCTGGTTCACAAGGTATTGATGGTGAGATCGGACCAATTGGTCCAACTGGAGCTGCGGGACCAATTGGTCCGAATGGAGCTAGTGGTGCTACCGGGGTGATTGGTGCAAGCGGCGTTGGTGCAAGCGGGTCTACTGGTATTCAGGGTGTTCAAGGTGCTAGTGGTATTCGCGGCGCATCTGGCACACAGGGAGCAAGTGGGATACAAGGAGCTAGTGGCATCCAAGGTGCAAGTGGCATCCAAGGTGCAAGTGGTGCAACTGGAACACAAGGCGTTAGTGGTATTCAAGGTGCTAGTGGCATCCAAGGTGCTAGTGGTGCAACCGGTATTCAAGGTGCTAGTGGTATTCAAGGTGCTAGTGGTGCAACCGGTATTAGAGGTGCAAGTGGTATTCAAGGTGCTAGTGGATCTGTAGGATTAACTGGTGCTACTGGAACACAAGGTGCTAGTGGTTCTACTGGTATCACTGGTGCTACTGGGGTACAAGGATTGCAAGGTGCAACCGGGACCCAAGGCGCAAGTGGTGTTGGTGCAACTGGAGTTGGTGCAAGCGGTGCAACTGGTATACAGGGAGCAAGCGGTGCAAATGGCGGATTTTTAACTGCTGGCTCGTATGTAGTTCGCGGTGTTAAAAATGGAACAGCTCAAACTATCACCAGCGGATCTGATCAAGTTGTTACATTCGTTGATGATTTTGATCCTAATAACTGGTTAACATCCAGTCAATTTAAACCTAATATTGCTGGTTATTATAATATCAATGTTGCAGTGTGGTGGGATGCTGGTGCTATCACAACCCAACAATCTAATATCCAATTAAGAAAGAACGGAAGTACACAACTTGGAATTGATCAAACACAGATTTTAACAGGTGCAGGGTATGGTCAAAATTTATCTACAATTGCTTATTTTAACGGCACAACCGACTATGTAGAAGTTACTGCATATACAGCAAACACCACTTCACAAAATATCAACGGATCGGGATCAGGCACCTGGATTTCAGCAGCATTATATGCGTATGGTCCCCAAGGAGCTAGTGGTGCAACTGGTATTCAAGGCGCTAGTGGTGCAACTGGTATTCAAGGTACCAGTGGCATTCAAGGCGCCAGTGGCGCAACTGGTATTAGAGGTGCTAGTGGTGTACAAGGAGCTAGTGGTGCAACAGGCATTCAAGGAGCTAGTGGTATTCAAGGTGCTAGTGGATCAACTGGCCCTACTGGATCGCAAGGAGCTAGTGGTGCATCTGGATTAGTTGGCCTCACTGGAGCTACTGGTATTCAAGGTGCTACAGGACCAGTATCATTGTCAATGTATCAAACAAAATTGGATTTCGGTAGTGCTACAGCAGGAACTTGGCGTAAAATAGTCACTGTTGCGCTGGGAACTGCTACCTATACATCGGCTGGATATAAAATTGTTATAGTTGATCCAAATGCCAATCACGCGGTACAAGGAAGTATTAATGCAGACACATACGTATATTATATTGCGTGTATTCGCACTGAAGGGACTACTTTAGACACACCAGATGCTTGTTATATCAGCGGTCCTGGTAGTCATATTCGAGCAGTTAAATTAAGCACTGGTAATTATGAAATCCAAGTCTCCAATGAAAAACAATGGCAAGAATATTTAATAACTATCCAATTATATACCGAAAGTAATGGATTAACTGCAGCAACCTATTATGATGGTAGTACCGACGGTACTACTGGTATAGCTACTTATACGGCAGCGGTTGGTACGGCAACAGATTTTTTCCAACAAGTGCGGGTGGCTAGTTCGGGAGCTGGTGATGCATTAAGAATCACTCAAACTGGATCAGGCAATGCGTTAGTAGTAGAAGACGAAGCCAACCCTGATTCAACACCATTTGTCATTACAGCAGATGGCACTGTTGGTATCGGGATTACGCCATTATATAAATTACATGTAAATGGGTCTTTTGCAGCCACCAGTAAATCATTTTTGATTGAACATCCAATTAAACCAAATATGAGTTTGCGATATGGTAGTTTGGAATCGCCATACCATGGCGTTAGATTAACTGGGGAAGCTACAATATCTGGCATATCGGTAATTATTAAATTGCCCGATTATATTCATGGGTTGGTAAAAATAGCAGGAAGCCAAGTTCAAATAACCAATATTAAACATAATAAAGTTCTTTGGGTTGATAGCATAGATATTGAAAATGATTGTTTTACAGTTGGTATGAATAGGAATTGTTTTGATCGAAAAGAATATGCATTTTATTGGTCATTTACTGCTATTAGAAAAGATATAGACGATATGGAAGTGGAGTTTTAGATGGGAATATCTTATAATCCATCTATTGTCACAGATGGATTAGTATTGCATTTAGATGCAGCTAATCCAAAAAGTTTTAGTCCAAACGTACATCCTAACCCAACGGATTTGTATGGATGGAAGACTAGTGCATCTCGTGCTACAATATCTCGTGATACATCTATGAGTTCACCTGTTGGTAATACACCGATGAAAATGGTAATTACCGGGGACGATCCCTTTCAAAATACAACAGATATAAAATTAGCTGATGCTGCATCTGGTCAATCCTGGACTGTTAGCGCATATGTAAAAGGTTCTGTAACTACAACAGGACAATTGTTTATATTAGGATTAAATTCATCCAATGGATATGTTGAAGCACCATCTGGGGCAATTAATATAACTCCAGATTGGATGCGAGTATCGTTTACAACTACTTTTTCAAATGCTAATACAGTAGGTATTGCTATTCGATTAGACGGAACTAATTCTGGCGGCACTGGAAATATTATTTGGTGGGATGGCGTTCAAGTAGAACGTTCTTCATCTGCTACCACCTTTAATTCATTTACTAATCCAAATAGAGCAAACTGGACTAATCTTATAACTCCAACAAATGCAACTTTGTATGCTAGTCCGGTATTTGGTTCAAATATGTTAACGTTTGATGGTTCTACTAATTACGCAGATTTTTCCGCAGGAACGTTAGGTGATGTTATTACTGTTGAAATGGTAGCAAAATTAAAAAGTTTAAATGGTGTTATGCCATTTGGCTTCTCTGGTTATAATGTTTATGCGGTTGGAGGGTACATGGGATTTAATACCGGAGCAAGCGATCGATATGGGTTAACGTCAACTCAAACAACAAATCTTGGGTTATTGAATACCTGGAAACATTATTGTTTTGTAATGGTCAATAATACATCACTATCAAGTAACCCCTATACAAGTAATAAAATGTACATTGATACTGTTAATCAAACATTATCACAAACGGCTGGTACTCAACACGCAACGCCTCGTAATTTTACTGCAGGTACTGGTAGAATATCTGGTTGGTTGGATAATTCTAGTTATAAAATTCCTATGGATTTGATAACATTTAAAATATACAATAAGCAATTATCTCAGACGGAAATTCAACAGAATTTTAACGCAATTCGCGGAAGGGTTGGGTTATAATGTTATCTCATTCTCCATCTGTCGTTACCAGTAATCTATTATTATGTTTAGATGCTGCTAATCCGAAAAGTTATAATAAGTATGAAAATTTATTGCGATATAGTGAAGATTTTAGCAATGTTGTTTGGAGTAGAACTAGTACAACAATTTCCGCAAATGCTGCGGTTGATCCTAATGGCTATTTTACTGCTGATAAATTAATTGGTAATAATGGTATAACTAGCAGGAAATCTACATACCAAACTTATTCAGAGTTTACTGCTGGTACTACTTACATTTTTAGTATATATTTAAAACAAGCTGGGTTCACCAATGCGATGATATGGTTTGATACTGCTAATTCATCACCAAATGCATACATGGGTGCAGGTAGTTTAATTAACCTGGCCGCAGGCACTGTTGCTGGTTCGCAAACTACAATCGTTAATGCGTCAAATGGTTGGTATAGATGTTATATTACTTTTACTGCTACAGTATCAGGTTCATATAATCTTCAAATTAGTTTGGGCGACGCTAATGGGAATTGGACTGCCACCGGGGATGGTGTATCCGGTATTTATTTATGGGGTGCACAATTAGAAATCGACACATCATTAACCGATTATACAAAAACCATATCCACAGCTATAGCTAGAAGTACCTCATTATTAGATACTAGTGGAAATGGTTATAATTTTACATTAAATAATCCATCGTATTATTCTTATGACAATACTACTAACTCAATCAATTTTACTCGTGACGCATCTACCAAAATTGGTGGTTATGCTAAAGTAACAACAAGCGGATTATTAAGCTCTCAAACCTATTTGTATAATGATCATACCACAGAAGTATGGGCTAGAATTAATGATTCTGCTCCTGGAAATTATGATGCAACCGAATCTTTTAGCGCATTAATTGCATATCAAGGGTTTCATTGTATGTTCTTATATAATTCTACCACACTTCGATATAGTGTGTGGACTAATACCGGACCAGCTAATCCTAATACAACTAGTTTGGTTATTGGTACCGATATAATAGTTGGAAATTGGTTCCAAGTTGCGGTTACTAAAAGCGGTTCAATTTTTAAAACTTATCTAAATGGTGTGTTGAAAAAAACTGATACTATAGATACTATTCCATTTACTGGGGTTCAAAGTGTATTGCGTGTTGGTGCTGCTAATGTTGGTAGTTATTCGTATTATTCCAAATCCAATATTAGCAATGTTAAGATGTATAATCGTACATTAACTGAATTAGAAATCAAACAAAACTTCAATGCGCTACGTGGGAGATTTGGATTATGAGTTGTTATAGTGGACCAGAACTATCAAGTTCTGGATTGGTATTATCGTTAGACCCCGTGAATCTTAAAAGTTATAATCAATCGGAAAATTTGTATCCCGATAGCGAAAGTTTAAGTTCTCTAAATGCTACTCGATGTTATAAAACATTAATATCAACCGGCGGCCCAGTTAATAACTCATATACTATCATAACCATATCTGATAATTCTGGGGCGCAATATATTTATGAAGGGGCATCATCAGTTGCTGCAGGCGATACAGTAACACAAAGTTGGTATGTTAGAGATATAGATTCTATTAATATTATATCATTAAGATTTTGGACAGGTACTGGCAGAGCATGGACAACCCAACGCCAAGTTGATTATACGTTGTCATCCAGTACTATGGTCGATTATAGTGGCGTAATTGTTGATAAACAACTTAAATATATTGGTGATGGGTGGTATCGGTTATCATTAACTGCCGTTGCAGATCAAGCGGGTACTGCAATCATGTCAATAATATGGACAACTCCGTTAGCAATCGGTAAACGATTATATGTTTCTGGTCCACAATTAACTAAAAAAACAGGGTTAACAGCTTACACACCAACTACTGGTTCTATAATTACTCAATCTACTACAGTATCTGATATTAGTAATAACAACAATACTGCAACTATAGTTAATTCGCCTGTATACAACTCAAGCGGATATTTTAGTTATGATTATACTAAATCGCAACAATTAACCTTTGCTAATAACCCTAATCTACAATTCTTGGGTAATTCACCATATACATTAGAAGCATGGATATATCCTACTAGAAATCCAGGAGCATCAAATTATACTGGTATTTTTGACCGTGAAAGCAATCCTGGGTCTGGACGAGATGGGTATAATTTATACTTTCTTGGTGGTACTGCTGGGGCTACTACCCAAATTACTGCCGAACGATTTTCTGCGGGTACAGCTTCTGCTACTTGGATAACATTATATGAAAGTGTGTCAGTAAATGCATGGCATCATATTGTAGCAACCTATGATGGTAGTTTATTGCGAATATATAGAAATGGGTCCTATGTTTCCACTAGTAGTGCATCAACTGGTGCTATTACTAATACCGTTAAAACATTAACAATAGGTGTGCGTGGCGGTAATCGTTTTGACGGTAGAATTGGTGTTACTAATATTTACAATCGAGCATTATCAGCTGCTGATATCGTACAAAGTTTCAATGCGTTAAGAGGCCGATATGGATTGTGATAAATATAGAATATAAAAAGTAGGATTTTAAATGTCATATAATGATCGTAACATCGTAATTACACCAAATATTGGTTCGTCTACCGAAGATCCAAAGATTGTATTTTCTGGGGCAGACTCATCAACTGCAGCTCAGAATATTACATTAAAAGCATACCCAACTTCTAGCGGAACATTAAGTTTTGAAGGATCGGCTGGCCAATTATTCAGTATCACTAATAGTTTGTCTGGTACTATATTTGCTGTTAATGATGTGTCTGGTATTCCTAGTATCGAAGTATTAGATACTGGTACTATAAAATTTGCACAATATTCAGGCAATGTTGGTATCGGAACTAGCTCACCAGCGTATAAATTAGATGTGTCTGGAACTGCCAATGCTTCTGCTGTTATTACACCTTCTGTTACTGCCCCCTCTACTGATTTAACATTAAGTGCTGTTAGTACCGGAATTACTAAATTAGCAGTTGCTAATGGAGTTGTATTTACTGCAACTGACCATCCGTATAGTACTGGTGGTTCTATTGTAAATTACCCTAGAGCATTTGGTAGTCAAACTGGATATACCGTTGGTATGATGGCGCAAGGTAGCGATACTAATGTTGGTTTGGTTTTATCATCTAAAGGAAATCTACCTGTCGAGTTTTGGACTAATACGGTTGGTAATAAACAATTTCAGGTTTCTCATACTGCTTCTACAGTTAACTACGCCCAAGCAACTGGCGCAGCAACAGGTTCTGGTCCTACATTATCCGCACAAGGTTCGGATACTAATATAGATTTTAATATTGCAACTAAAGGAACTGGCATACTCTCATTCTATACCCGTGCCGCTCTTCAGACTATAGTTTCAGGTCAATCGTCCGCTGTAAACTATTTACAGTTGAACGGTCAAACAACTGGTAATTATCCAGCCATTAATGTTGCTGGTAGTGATGCTAATGTTGGGTTGGATTTGATTACCAAAGGCACGGGTCCTGTTCGATTGCGTACGGGGTCAAGTTCCGGCATTCAATTTTTGGTAGCTAATGTTGATTCTGCTGTTAACTATATTCAAGCGAATGGCGCATCAACTACTAATTGGCCAACTTTATTAGCGACTGGTTCTGATACAAATGTAACTTTTAACTTCGTTACTAAAGGTACGGGAGTTCATAATTTTGGAACGGGGGGTGCTGGCAGTAATAGTCAATTAAGGGTATCGCATACCACATCTGCTGTTAATTATGTTAACGTTACTGGAGCAGCGACTGGTTCTGGTCCTACTATATCTGCACAGGGTAGTGATTCGAATATTGATTTTAATATTGCAGCTAAAGGCACGGGTTCAGTTAAGATAAAAACTGGGTCAAGTTCTAATACTCAGGTACAATTTGACGATGCAACAACAACGGGCCAATATACCTTATTTTCTCGCGACAATTCGAATAATATTCAAAAATTAGGAGCAATGGGTTCGGCAAATTTTGGTCTATATGCAACGGGTGGAGGTAGCGTTAGATTTTATACGTCATCTAATGTATCAGACGAGCAATTTAGAATATCGCATACCACATCTGCTGTTAATTATGTTCAAATAACTGGATCTGCAACAGGAAATAGTCCGGTTTTATCCGCTCAAGGGTCTGATACTAATATCAATATATTATTGACACCAAAAGGAACTGGTAATGTTGGTATAGGAACAACAAGTCCAAGTGTTAAATTAGAAGTAGATGGTAATTTTAAAATATCTAACACGCAAGAAATCTTAACTAAAACTAGTGGTGTTGAAGGATGGGGATATGTTAATAGTATTTCTATTACTGGACAAGAAACCAATGCATTAGGATTAAGTATGTCAACAGATGGCACTAAAATGTATATTATTGGATCAACCAATGATACAGTCTATCAATATACTTTATCTACTGCATTCGATGTTTCTACTGCTGTTTATTCAGGATTATCATTTAGTGTAACTACAACTGCTGGAACACCACATTCGTTATTCTTTAAACCAGATGGCACAGCTTTTTATATTGTTAATGATTCAACTACTGATACAGTTCAACAGTTTAATTTATCAACTGCATGGAATATTTCTACTGCTAGTTATGTAACTTCATATACATTTACTCAAGATACAGTTCCAGCTGGGTTAGAATTTAGTCCAGATGGCACTAAAATGCATCTTATTGGAGATACTAATAATACTGTTTATCAATTCGCATTATCTACACCATGGGATTTAACAACTACTGCTACAACTCCTACTTATACATTCTCAGTTGCTACTCAAGAAACTGCACCAAACGGTATTGAATTTAATAGCGATGGCACTAAAATGTATATTGTTGGTTTAGTTGCAGATGCAATATTACAATATAATTTATCTACACCATGGAATATAACAACTGCGGTCTATGATAGTAGATTAATTGCTGCAGCAGGTGGTGTTAATATTGGTAATATCAGTGATATCTATATTGATATTAGTAATAATATTGCCTTATTAATTGATAATAGTGCTGATAGAGTATATCAATTTACAACAAATACTAATGCATTAAAAGTTATCGGTAATCATGTTATAGTTGATCCTAAAACTATATTTAATAATGAATTAATTGGTAGAGGCAATGCTTATTTTTATAACCCTGTTGCATTACAATCTTCATTGTCAGTTGCAGCTGGTGCATCATTTATTAGTACATTAACTGCATCTAATACAATATCGTTAGTTGGTGCAACTACAACTACAACTTCTTTGGGAACAGCAGCTAGTACAGGTACATTAACTTTAGGTGGTACAGGTCAAACTGGATTAATTCAAATTGGTCAATCAACTGCTACCCATACACTTAATATTGATACTGGTGCTACTATTAGCGGTGCAACTAAAAATATTGCTATTGGCACAGGTGGCGTAAGTGGTTCAACAACTGGTATTAATATTGGCAGTAGTACTGGTACTACTACAACTAATATATATGGCTCAACTGCAATTTGGGGTGCTACAAGTAGAGTTGGTATCGGCACTGATAGTGGTGGTAGTATTACATTAGGTAGATTAGATAATACTGCTTCATCTCCTTATCTTGATTTCAATAGTGGTGCTACAACAGTAGATTATGATACAAGAATTATGGCCACTTCCGGTAATGGGACTGCTGGCAATGGTACTTTATCTATCTATACAGGCACATTAGGAATTGGAACAATAGGTTCAACTATAGCTGGTGCAGTTCATATTAGACGTGATGTTGATGGAGTGACTAACACAATAATCCAAAATAGAAATGGAACTGGCACACCATTATCTGCATTAACTTTTATTACCGGATCGGTTGATTATAGTGATAATAGATATGCACAAATAGTTTCAGGTGGTAATACATCGAATTATCTAGCATTTTTAACTAGTAATGGTGCGGCACCCACTGAAAAATTAAGAATTGATGCTTCTGGTAATGTATTAATTGGCTCTACCACCAATGTCAACAGTTCAAAATTATTAGTAAATGGGACTATTGAAACTACTACCGGTGTAAGATTCCCAGATGGGGTGACACAAGCAGTTGGTATACCATCGGTTTCTGGCCAAAATGGAAAATATTTATCGACAAATGGATCTACCGTATCTTGGGCGGCTGGTGTTGGTGGTGCAACTGGAGTTCAAGGTGCAAGTGGTGTAATTGGGTATACAGGTGCAACAGGTGTTCAAGGAATTCAAGGTGCAAGTGGTGTAATTGGGTATACCGGTGCTACTGGACCTGCTGGAACTAATGGAACTAATGGTGCCACTGGACCTGCTGGAACTAATGGAACTAATGGAACTAATGGTGCCACTGGACCGACTAGCGGAACGGCTACCTATATTGCTTCAGTGGATAGTGTTAACAGAAATGCTGCTGAAAAATTACCAACTACTACCCCACAAGCAGTAAGATTTGATTTTGCTAATGCAAGTACAACTGGTACTAGTGGAAATTATGCAGGTGTTATGACATACGCTCCATGGACTGGTACAACTGCTAGTACAGGTGATGCGTCATATCAATTAGCATTTGGTTCAACGGCAACAAATGGCACTGGATATCCGTGGCTTAATATTAGAAAAGGTATTGATTCAACGTGGAATTCTTGGTATTCAATACCATTATATGGTGCGAATGGCGGTGGTTCTACTGGGAATTTATATGCTGGGGTTTTTTATGATGGAAGTAATACTTCATATTATGTAGATCCAGCAAGTAATTCATTATTATATTCTGCCGGATTTTTGGGAGGAAATTCATATTTCATTAATAATGATCCTTCTGGAAATGCTATTAGAATGGTTCCATCTAGTACTGGAACTAATAGTATTTTACAATGGGTTAATTATGCACAAAATACGCAATGGACTTCATTATTGGGTTATAATGGATACTTACAAGCATCTACTCAATTTAGAGCTCCTAGTTTTTATGATTCTGATAATACTGCATATTATGTAGATCCAGCAAGTACTTCTACTTTAAATATTGTCAGTTTACCAGCTGGTGCACAAACAATAAACACTACTACTCCAGGAACAGCTTTATATCAATTGAATTTTACCGGTCAATCTACAGCTGACTATGCTCAAGCAATTACATGGGGGTGGTCATCATCTGGGGCACAAGCCGGTATTTATGTACAATCATCTGGATCTTATGGCACCAAAATATACATTGCTACAACAGATTCGTTTGCAACAGGATCAAAGACTGCTTTATCAATCGATCATACTGGAGTTGTACAGACCACTAGAAACTATCTAACTGCAACTAGCTCTTTGCGAGCACCGATATTTTATGATTCTGATGACACATATTATTATTGCGACCCATCTAGTTGGTCTAGATTTAATATAATATATCCAAATGGATGGGCTAGATCAGGCACTTCCAGTAATTTAAATACTGACTTCAATAATACACCTGCAGGGAGTATGAGACATGCCGGTGATGATGCATCTGTTACTAATAGCCCAGGTGGTACTTGGTGGTTTTACGACCATTATAGACATTCCAATACGAGTAACTACTGGGGTACTCAAATCGCATGGGGTTGGGAAGATAACTCAAATAGATTGTGCCAGCGCAATGTGTCATCCGGTACCTGGTCATCATGGGTTGAATATTTAAGCACTGGCGGTAGAACTTATACTGGTTCATTAACAATGACTAGTAGTTTAACTGGAACTATATTTTATGATTATAATAATACTGGATATTATTGCGACCCAAATAGTTCATCGTATCTAAATGTGATTGGTGCGGCTGGTAGGATTTATACTGGGTTCGATTCTGGTGTTTCAAATTCAATAAGTTGTTCTGCATGGTTTAGAAGTAATGGAACTACCGGGTGGTTTAATGATTCATATGGTGGTGGTATCTATCAGATAGATACCGTTTGGGTTCGAATATATAATTCAAAAGCGTTATATGTTGCAAATGAAATTGCTGCTACTGGTAATATAACTGCATACTATTCTGATGAAAGATTAAAAACTAATTTAGGAAATATATCCAATTCAATTGATATTATAAAATCATTGAATGGATTTAGATATGTAAATAATGAATTAGCAAAATCAGTTGGGTATTCTAAAGAAGAAATTCAGTTAGGGGTATCTGCACAAGAAGTGCAACAAGTATTACCAGAAATAGTATCATTAGCGCCATTTGATATGGAAACTTCGGAATTTGATGGAATTATTACATCAAAATCTGGTGAGAATTATTTAACCGTTGATTATGCAAGATTGGTTCCAGTATTAATAGAAGCAATTAAAGAATTAATTGAAAGAGTTGAAAAATTGGAAAATAATTAAAACCTAATACCCAACAGCCTAGTTACTTTGGAATTAGGCTGTTAGCTTATTGGATAAATACCATAACAAACAATTATAGGAATTATTATGACAGATCTAACTAATATTCAATCTTTCACAGGTGAAATCATTTTATCAGAAAATATCTCATCTAGTGAATTTTTGATTACTGCAATTCATGAAGATATCAAAGAAAAAACAATCAAAGTTGAAGTAGAAATGGGACCATTCCAAATAGAAGAAATGCCAGATGGAACTACAACTAACCGTGGTATTTCACAACGCATGTTAGTAGTTTGGGAGGGTTCTGCATATGACGCTATTAAAAATACCTGGGATAACGTTGCATTAAATGCAAAGGTTTCAGAATTATTAGCAGAACAAGCACGGGCTCAGATTGCTAAATAATAGTTATCAGGATATCAAATGAAAATACGAGAAATACTAACCGAAAGTCTATCACACAATCAAGCAGAAAAACTACTTAAAGAATTTTTAAGTTTTTTAAAAACTGATTTAGAATTAGACGAACTACCAACTATTCATTTAATAAAAAATAGTGATTATAGTGTAAAAAATAGTTCATTCGGTGGATATAGACCAGCAGACAAAAGTATCAACGTTATGATATCCAATCGTCACATACAAGATGTCATGAGAACTCTCACACATGAACTAATCCACTATATACAAGACCTTAAAGGTGAGCTAACTAATGACAGTGGCAAAGACGGTAGCCCACAGGAAAATGAAGCAAATTCTCGGGCAGCTGTATCCATGCGTAGATGGGGCAAATTACATCCAGAATTTTTTGGCTTTGAATCAATAGAATAGAAAAGGGCTCTCGAGAGCCCTTTTCAACATCATTTCTTGCCCACAAACTCATTCATTCGATTGGCAATTTCAAGAATTTTATCTATAGATGGGAATTCTGGCTTGTGTTCCATTCCCTGTTGCTGAATTTCCCAATACTTAAATTCAGCATCAAATTCCTTAATAGCCAATTCTTTGGCCATCATTAAAATATCAGATCTAATATCGTAGCCAGTTTTACCAGCTTGTGGAAGTTTGTTTGTGATTGTTGACATAAGTTCTCCAGTGTATGTCTGTTATATGAGAAATGAATTATACCACACTTTTGAAAAAAGTCAACCAATTTAACACAATGTCCATAAATACAATATATGGAAACAGGTTATGAAAAAATCAACACGTTCAATTCTTGAAGAATTAAGTCAAATTGGCATTAGTAGAGATACAAATTTAGTTATAGAAAGTCGTGGCTCAAACATTATTCAAAGTGCTATCAATATACTTGAATTAATTAGAGAAAATTATGATCCAGAAACTGCCATCGATTTAGAGAGGCGTTTTATTAATAGTATAAAATCTGGTGATAATAGCAAATTTAAACGTGGAATTAAAAAATTAAGTAACTCTAACAAGTAACCATTTAAACCACATTTTTTAGCAAAAAGATAAATAATATTACAAACCCACGGAGTGGTGGGTGAAAAGCATACAAGGAGAAAGATTATGCCTTCATTATTAAATACAATCGTAGCTGCTAACTACGTAAAAACTAGCCCAAGCACACAATTCGGTACACGTAAATTACGTACTATTTCTGTAACTATTACCAACAGTGGCAGCAATGACAAAGATTTGACAAAACAATCTGGTGCAACTGGTGCTTATACCGATTCTAATAGTTATTATTCAGCTGCAGTACGTGCATTACAATTAAATGCCGAAATCTATGCAATTTATGCGCCTAGCTCAACTGCATTCGTTGCATTGATTGCTGATAATACTGCAAATGATTCAGATGTCAATACAAATGAAGTAACTGTTCCTCCAACATGGGGTGATGCAGAAGCTGCAATCTTGGCAGCTATCAAAGGTGTTGACAGTGCAGACAAATACGACGGCGCTGTTGCTATCACCGAAGGTGTTTGGACTGGTGCTTCTATTGCTTTCTCTTAAGCAATAACTTTCACTTTAGTACATATAAAGCCCACAAATTTGTGGGCTTTTTTTATGCATGGTAAATACAACATGAATTATAAATTATATACTCTTGTAGACATTACACATACCGGTCAATATCGAGCAGAAATTGGAAAGGAATCAGCCCGATGGAAGGAACAGAATTTTAACACAATTATTCAAACATTAGGTATACGATCCAATATTATGTTTTTGAATAGTCCAATAATTACAGAAACTAAAGGAAGATTAGTGGGGTTTGATACTGATGAAATCATCAGAGTATGGCGTTTTGATTTTGAATCCGAACGTGATGGCGTATACGAAAAAGATGGTGATCCAATTGGGTTTTTAAAAGATGATTTTGAATTGGTCCCATATATCAATGGGTTGGACGAATTACTAGAGCAAAAATATGCAGTATTTGTTACTGATGGACCAGGTAAGAATATTGTTTTCAGTAAAATTCTATAAATACACCTATACCCTTGAGCAGGGTCAACGGAGAATTCGATGACAACATTAAAACCAACTGATATTGAGAAAGAAAATTTAGAAAGCCACGTAGAATTATGTGCATTAAGATACCAAAATTTAGAATCACGTTTGCAAGTAATTGAAACAAAAGTTGAAACCTTATTTGAAAAAATTGAAGAAAGCAAATCAAGTATGAGCAAAGTAATCATTGGGGCTACTGCAACAATTATCGCTGGTTTATTATCAACTGTTGTCACCATTATAATGAAATTTTAATATGCACATCTCAGAAAAATCAACTCCATCATTCACAATCAATGACATATTAAATCCAGTACTATGGAAAGATACAGATTTACGACCAGAAGTACGTCATAAATTACTGATGATTGCGAGAAATTTTTTAGAAACGTTAAAAGTCAAAAATTTAAAATTACGAGATATAACCATCAGTGGGTCAAATGCCAGTTTTAATTATTCAAATGTGTCAGATATTGATCTTCACTTAATAGTTGATATTGATAATCCAGAATTAGAAGATTACTTCAATTCAAAGAAAAACAATTATAATTTCAAGTATGATTTAAAAATTAAAAGTATCCCAGTTGAAGTATATGTACAGGATAGTAAACAACATCACTATTCTGCTGGCATTTATAGCATTTTGGATAATAAATGGTCAGTTAAACCTTCCAGAGAAGAACCAAATGCAAGTCCACAAGAAATTAAAAATAAAGCACGTAACTATTCTTCCAGAATTATCAAAGTATTAAAATCGAATGATATCGCATCTGCACAAGATACATTAGATGACATACGTAGATTACGTAAAGCTGGGCTTGAGCAAGGCGGTGAACAATCAGTTGAAAATTTAGCATATAAATTGCTTCGTTCGCGTGGGCAATTAGATAAATTATTCAAACATATAGACAAATTACAAAGTGCTGAACTCAGCCTTGGAGAACAAATGAAAATCAAAGATATTCTAGGCGAAGATAACGCCATCACAGTCAAAGGAATCAGTGGCGATAAAGCTGAATTATCAAACGGCCAACAAATAGATGCTAAAACCTTAACACCCGACCAAGAACATCCCGGACAGCTTAAAGCACCATCAATGGACCCAGCATCAATTAAACCAGGCTCTGTTGTAACTATGGGAGATCAAACTACATCGGAATCGATGGAGGATGAACTTAACAAAGATTTAATTAAAAAAGGCAGACACAATCGTAAAGTTGGTGGTGATAAAGGTGATGATTTTATTACAGATATCACTGATAAAGAGTTTGAAAGAAGTGCTAGATCAGCAATGAGTAATAATAAAAAACTGGCTGAATCTGATCTATTATATAAAATGTTAACTATTGCCGGAATTAAATAATATGCGAATTTGTGATTTAATTAATCCAATTGATATTTGGATAACAAATGAAGAAGCTGATATTTTAAAAAAAATTAAATCACCCAGATTATTATCTTCATTCAATAGTCACGATAGAGTAAAATTGGAATATATGATAAGAAAAAATCTAGTAATAAAAAGAGGATTTGAAAATCCAGTTGTTATAGCCAATGAAGAAATCAACAAATACAATTAAAGATTTAGCATCCTATTTTGATGCAGAATTACAACAAAAATTGCCAATAAATATACTCCCAAATGGGTCATTGTTATATAAAAACTTTTTGGTTAGACAATTACCCAATCAAAATTGGGGAGTTTACAATACCAGCAATAAAGATTTGATTAATCAATATCATTTGAAAAGCTGTGCATTGATGGCTGCTAATGCATATCATCATAGATTTTTCAGCAAATGTTCTGAAATTAAAGAGTTAGATAATAGTTATTGGTCCAACTATACTGATTTTATGATCTCAAAGAATTACATAAAATCATCAAATAATGAACAATACCCAATACTACTAACCAAACTAGAAGAATGTGATTATAGAGCATCGCTTTACAAAAACAGAATTTCTAAACTATTTAAGAATACTTTTGTATAAATACATTATAAAATATGTTTAAGGAACCTAACATGCAAATTAAAGATTTATCACAACCGGTAACCAGCAAAAAACTTAACGAAAGTTTAAGTAAAACATTTGGTTATAAATTAAAATTAGAGCAGTTTAGTGACGTGCAATTAGAAGACGCACGTAATAAATTAAGAACTGATATCAGTCAATTTGAATTATCAGAAAGCTATGATTCTATTTTAGAAAATGAATCATATCAAAAAACAAAAGCGTTATTGGATGTTATCAACCAAGAAATCTTTGAAAGATCAGAATCGGTTGAAGAACCAGTTGAAACAAGACAAGTGAGTGAACAAGCTATGTATACAGCAATCCGCCATAGAGCACAAAACATGTCAGTTCCAGAAAGTTGGATCAACAATGCTATCAAACGTATGAAATTGGGTGAATCAGATAGAGAAGAATTATCGGCTGAATTATCATTACGCTATGATCTTAATGAAGCACAAGCTAGTTGGGTTTTATTAGAAGGCGAAGAACAAAAAGCTGAAAACATCTTATCAACCAAAGATATGGTTAGTAAAATTACTAACTGGATTGAAGATACAGCTGCCATGAAAGCAGACCAATTATTAGAATTGTTAGATGCCATTCGTAGAGAACAAGGCAGTGATGTATCACAACAATTCAGTGAAGTGGTAGGTGGTGCATTAGAAGGCTTATATAGTGCATTGGTGTCAGCTCGTGAAGGATTATCAAATGGATTGGCTATCGTTTCAGGTGAACAAGCAGAAACCATGGGCGGTGGCACACCGGGGTCAGCGGTGGCTTCAGGGTTAGGTGAAGAACCACCACAAATCCCAGGTGAAGAAGGCGGATTACCCCCTGCACCAGAAGGTGAAGAATTACCACCACCAGCTGCAGAAGCAGGTAGAATGAAAAGAGAAAGTGTTGAGTATAGCCGTAAACTAGGGTTATTGTTAAGCTCAAAAAAAAAGTAAATCAACTTCGTGAATCTATTGAGCCGCTAGCAGATTTATTTTTGGCGGCTCGTGCAGCATCTGAAAGAACCGGTAAACCAGTTACATTAACATGGGATGCAATGAATAGAGCATTAGAAGATGCCAATACAGGCGCACCAAGGATACCTGGGTATGATGAATTTACTAAATTATTGGATAGTACACCAGTTCTGCAAAATATGATTGACAATAAAACCGGCAGAGTAGATGGTGATGGAGTAGAATTTGACCTAAACAGTACAACAGCCACTACAAATAGCGGAGGTAATCCAGGGCAACCACCAATTGATCCAACACACGGTACGGTTACACAAACTGCAATGCATGCACTAAAATCAAAATAAAAGTTGACATTCTTTAATTATTATCATATAATACTGTATGAAATTATTACAAGAACGATTCAATTATACACAAATCAACAGAGAATCCGTCGAAGGCAAACGTCTTTATGTTTGCCCAGACGGATCAAAAGTCCCATCAGTAACTACTATCCTAGATTCAACTAAACCAGTAGAAAAAGTAGCTGCATTGCAAGCATGGCGAAAGTCTGTTGGTGATAAGAAAGCACAAGAAATAACACTCGAATCTGCTGGAAGGGGTACACGAATGCACAAGTACCTTGAAGATTTTGTCATGACCGGTCAATTATCAACCCCCGGTACTAATCCGTATAGTAAACAAAGTCATTTAATGGCGTCAACTATCATAAATCAGGGATTAGTTAATATCAATGAAATCTGGGGAACCGAAGTTGGGTTATACTACCCAGGTCTGTACGCAGGTACAGCAGATGCAGTTGGTGTCCACAAAGATTCAGAATCAATTTTTGATTACAAACAAACCAACAAACCAAAAAAACTAGAATATATCGAAGATTACTTAATACAATTGGTTTTTTATGGGACTGCTCATAATAAAATTCATGGAACTAATATTAAAAAGGGAGTAATCCTAATGTGCGTTAAGCCTGAATTGGTTGGTTCGAATTTAAGTAATCCACAATACCAAGAATTCATTATAGAAGGTTCAGAATGGCAGTTATATGAATCAAAAATGTGGGATCGGGTTGATCAATATTTTTCTAATATTTAAACTCAATACCTTTTAGACACCAAGTATTGCATAAATAATACTAAAGAGGATTTATTTATGGCAATAGTTTCCATTTCAAGAATACAACAGCGTCGCGGAAGAAAATTCAGTGGCACTGGATTACCACAATTAGCAAGTGGTGAATTAGGGTGGGCGATTGATTCCCAAGAATTATATATTGGCAATGGCTCTGTTGCCGAAGGTGCACCACATGTTGGCAACACTCGATTGTTAACTGAACTTGATGTACCAAATTTAAAAGGCGAATCAGCTAATTTACTTGGCAATTTAGATTATATCTATAAAGCAAGTGGATCAATACAAAGAGTCGAAATCGTAGCACCTGGCACTGATTATACAGATGGTACTTACAATAATGTTGAATTAGAGTGGGTTACATATGGTGATCGGCCAATATCATTACCAACCGCAACTATCACGGTATTTAATGGCGCGGTCGTAACTGTAAACATTACATCGATTGGTTATGGGATATCGTATGGATCACAATTTACGGTACCAACTAACGCATTAGGATTGGATAATATCAGAACAGGTTTTACATCTACAGGAACTGTTCATCCAGGATCAAATATAATAACAAATATCACACAAAATATAGATAAATTTGTGGTTGGAATGGAGATATATGGCACCGGTATCCTGAATAATTCAGTGGTAACTGAAATCGGGAGTTCTTCTGTAACTATTTCAAATAATTCCAACATTATATCTGATCAAACAGTAAATTTGAACACTAGAAGTGTTGACTTTTTGTTACGGGCAATATCGGTAACTGGTCCATCAGTGCCGGTCAAGTATACTGCTTTACGAACCATACAGTCTCGCTTGGATGATAGAGTGAATACTGCCGATTTTGGCACATATGGGAATGGCATAGTTGACGACACTGTTAGCTTACAAAATGCTATTAATCAATTATTTCTGAATGTTCCACCCGTTATTACAATCAATGCTGTATCAGCGCCAGGAAGTTATACAATCAATACTGCTAGTGCTAGTTATTCGTATGTTGGAGCAGAAATAGGTGGCCCAGGAATTCCAGTTGATACCGTTATTTTATCAGTAATACCAGGTATTAGTATTACAATGGATAATCCATCTTCTAGCACAGAAACCGATCCGCAAATTTTTGATATCATATTACCAGCAGCCGGGAGTTTGGCATCAGCTAATCCAGAATTTAGATCTATCCTTGAAATACCACCTGGAACATATAATATCTCCAATACATTATATGTTCCCAGTTATGCAACAATAGTAGGTGCTGGTATTGATAAAACCATTTTAAAATTTAACAGAGATAGACACATTACAGGAAATGCAAACTATAATAGTTTTACAATATCTACTATTAGTGCAGCAGAATATATGATTGGTGCAATAGTATCAGGGCCATCAATCTCACCCGGCACTATTGTCGTAGACGTCATTGATTCTGAAAGTTTAATATTAAATAACGTTGCTACAGATGATGTAACTAATGGCGAATTTGTTTTAACAATGGTTCAAGACACCGCTGTTGTTAAATTTGTAAATGAATTATCACGTCCTGGATCACCTAATTCTATTGAGAATACCACATCATTAAATCAACCGAAAAATATTATATTCAAAAATTTATCTATTAGCGTGTTAGATAATGTGTCAGATGGGTTACAATTAGATGCAGTAAAAGATAGTATATTTGAAAATATCGCATTGTCTAGTACATGGAGTTCTGGCACAAGAACCACCAATTATGGTATTTCAATGGCGGCTGTAAGTGAGAGTGTTACCACTACTAATAACTTATTCAAAAATATAATTATTAATAATTTTGGTTATGGTGTTTACTCCGATTACGATATCGATAATAATAAATTTGTTGATGGTACTATTTCATCTGGTACTTATGGCATGGTCTTTGGTGAATTTTTCAATCCATCAATTGTAGGAAAAGAATATGGCGCTAGAAATACATTAATTAGCAATTTAAAATTTTCTAATATTATAAAACAAGCAATTTGGATTAAGACTGGTGTAAAAAACATAATCGATAATATCATCCTAGCGAATGTTGGTGATAATGATGGGGTCCTTATTCCTCAAATTTATTCTGATAATTTTGGCAATATAATTAGAAATATCAAATCTGACCGCTGGGATTATTATTCATTACCAATCAGATCAACTTATGTACCTGAATTTAGTGGCAAGGGTCTGTACGAGGTAGATGAAACTATAGCTCTACCATTGATATATACATTGACTAGTAGAAAATTGTTTAATCTACCATCATCCGTGTCAATCGAGGGTGTTCAACAACGATCAATTATTCACGAAATAGAATATGTATACTCCAGTACAGTAGGAGAGTTTACAAGAAAAGGCATTATCACAGTAATTGCTGATATAGCCAATTCACAAATCCATTCGTCAGATGAATATGATTACGTAGGAAATGAGGATTTTCTTGGTTGGCTTGATTTTACAGCAGCATTTTCAGGTGGTCAATCCGCCATCGGTATCTATTATACAAACAGTCTACTAGACGATATTGGTATCTTCTCGTTTACGTATAAATCATCGATTCAGTAAAAATTTTACTAGACTTATCACCAATTGTAGTGTATAATACTCTGTATTAGGTGATAAGTTAATTAATAATCCTTAATTTTCAATAACTTATCAATTTTTTAACATCTTGCTTATCATCAATAAATACTACCTAAACGGATTTAAGTAGACAGATAAGCGAGAGTAACAACATATGGATATGAACAAAATTACAGTAATAAAAAGAAATGGCCAAAGAGAGCCATTGACCATTGAAAAATGGCAGTCCCAAATCGCTAAAGTATGCGCGGGAATAGCAGATGTCAGTCAATCAATGATTGAAATCAAGAGTCAGCCACACTATTATGATGGTATCACAACCAAAGAAATCGATGAAATAACATTACGTGCAATCGTTGATCTTATTGATGTTGAAGCTAATCCTGATATTGGTCACACTAACTATCAATTTGTAGCCGGTAAACAACGGTTATCTATGCTTCGCAAAGATGTATACGGACAATACAACCCACCGAGCCTCTATTCAATTGTGCAAAACAATATAGCAATTGGTCTTTATACACCTGAATTATTATCATGGTACAGTGAAGATGATTGGAATAAAATGGACTCGTTTATTGATCATGACAAAGATGAGCAATATTCATATGCTGCAATTGAGCAGTTGATTGAAAAATATCTGATCAGAAATCGTTCAACAAAAGAAGTATTTGAAACACCTCAAATACGATACATGGTTGCGGCAGCTACTGTCTTCCATAAAGAAGAACCAAATTCTGCTAGAATGAAATACATAAAGGAATATTACAATGCCGCATCTGATGGCCTTTTTACTTTGGCTACTCCTGTTCTCGCTGGCCTCGGAACCCCCACAAAACAATTTAGCAGTTGCGTTCTTATACGCAGCGACGACGATCTTGATAGTATATTCGCCTCTGGAGAAATGATGGCCAAATATGCTAGCAAACGTGCTGGCATCGGATTAGAAGTTGGTAGATTACGTCCGTTAGGTTCGCCTATCAGAGGTGGAGAAATCATGCATACCGGCATGATTCCATTCTTAAAAAAATGGTTTGGTGATCTGAAAAGCTGTAGCCAAGGTGGTATCAGAAATGCGTCTTGTACAGTATATTTCCCAATCTGGCACTATCAATTTGATGATTTGATTGTATTAAAAAATAACCAAGGCACAGAAGAAACCCGTGTTAGACATATGGACTATGGGGTTGTATTATCGGCGCTATTTTGGAGACGATTCAAAGCTAAAGAAAATATCACATTCTTTGATCCAAATGAAGTTCCAGAATTGTACGAAGCATTCTATAGAAATAATGCACAATTTGAAGAATTATACGTAAAATACGAAAAACGCAAAGATTTAAGAAAAAAAGTTATTTCAGCAGAAGAAGTATTCAAAGGTGGATTACTTAAAGAACGCACTGATACCGGGCGTATTTACCTAATGTATGTTGATAATGTCCAAAATCAAGGACCATTTGATACTAACATTCACCCAATCTATCAATCAAATTTATGTGCAGAGATAGTGTTGCCTTCAGTTCCATTTAAGTCATTAAACGATGAAGGTGAGTTTAAATTAACATTGGATAATGGCGTTGATGTGGTATTACCAGGACAGCATAAAGTTCTGTTAGCTAACGGTGATAAGAAAAAAGTTAGAGAACTAACCGAAGATGATGATATTAAAGATTTACTAATGTAATAGTTAACATAACCTAATGTACATAAATACATTATAAAAGGAGAATGTATAATGTATATTGGGTTTATTTACGAATGGACTAATAATGTAAATGGTATGAAATATTTAGGGTCACATAAAGGAACTATAGACGATGGATATACCGGCAGTGGTTATAGATTTTTAAATGCGGTTAGAAAATATGGAATAGATATATTCACCCGGGTTATAGTTGAATATGTACAATCCGAAGAACAATTGTTTATTCGAGAACAATTTTATCTAACCGCCCGTGATTGTGCTAATAGTAAAACTTACTATAACATTTCACCATCAGCGGGTGGTGGGGATACTGGGTCTGGTCATAAAATTAGCAAAGCACATAAAATTGCATTTGAAACTGGAACTCGCAAAGCTTGGAACAAAGGATGCACCCTAACCTGCAACCAAAAAGCCAATTTATCAATAGATACCTGGGAGATTATAACACCAGACGGGGACACACTTATAGTAAGGAATATGTTAGATTTTTGTAAAACACATTCATTAAATCCATCAACTATGAGTGCTGTTGCTAGAGGAAAGCGTGGTCATCACCATGGCTATAAATGTAAAAAACTTACAAATATTAGAAATGTACCTTACGAATATGCCACATATCGATACCTGACATCAGAAGAAAAAAATAAAATTAATAGTGAATCTGTTAAAACTGCAAAGAGATTGAAAGCGTTGCCAAAAATAGAATTTGATGGCATTATTTATAATTCACTAGTCGATGCATCTATTAGTACTGGAAAGAGTAGATATATTTTAATAAAATACGGAAAATTATTAAGGAATAATTAAGGAATAATTAATGAAAATAATTAAAAAAGAATGCACCCGTGCTGTGCCAAAAATCAGTTTATGCACACTTGGAAGTATCAACTGGGGGGCTTTCAGAAACCCAGAAGATATGCGTAGGGCGTGTCGTATTCTACACCGCAGTCTTAACAATATTTTGGATTACCAAGACTTCTTATCAATCCAATCTAAATTATCTAATGATGAAATTAGACCGCTAGGAATTGGTATTACAAATCTTGCATACTGGGCTGCTAAACGTGGATTCAAATACGGTGATTCAGATATGCTATCAGAAGTAAAAAGTTGGATTGAACATCTAGCATATTATACCACCGAATCCAGTGTTGAATTAGCAAAAGAACGCGGTGCGTGTGAGCATAGTCATTTAACGAGATACGGCCAAGGTATATTCCCATGGGAATTACGTGCAGAGGGTGTTAATGAGTTAACTGATTTCACACCAGAATTAGACTGGGAAACCTTACGAGCTAGTATGAAACAATATGGAGTTAGAAATGCCACACAAATGGCTATCGCACCAGTTGAATCCAGTTCTGTTGTTATCAATAGCACAAATGGAATTGAAATGCCAATGCAGTTAATTCAAACCAAAGAATCAAAAGCTGCATCATTAACGCAAGTAGTTCCAGAATACCATAAACTGAAAAATAAATATCAGTTACTATGGGACCAGACTGATTGCATAGGTTACTTAAAAACTGCATCTGTTTTAGCAGCATATGTCGATCAAGCAATCTCAGTGAATACTTTTTATTCGCCTAAACACTTTCCAGATAGAAAAGTACCAGGAACATTAATTGCGAAAAATTTGATGTTAGGACATAAATGGGGACTAAAAACCTTTTATTACTCACTTATAGATAAAGCTGGTTCAAAAGCAGAAGATGAAGTTGATTTACCAAGCGGTATTGATGAAGGTGAAGCAGATTGCGAATCTTGCAAATTATAATGGAGAATAATATGATTCACATTTTAAAAGAAGGAAATAAACTACATAATGGATTTAATTTTTATCCGTTGTCTGATACAAGAAGTTTTGGATTTAAAGTTAGATATGGAAAGAAGATCCCAATGACCGAATTAGGTTCTAAATTATTTGTTTTTAGATTTAGTAAATTAAATAAAAAATGGATTGTTAAATTTGAAGACCATAGTTCAGTAACCGGCTATATGGCTACAAATGGTGGGAATATTTTTAATGAAGGGTTGCAAGCTTATATCGATGAACAAAATACCTGATATAGAACATCTAAAACAAAAATTAGAAACAGAAACCGATCCTCTAGTAAAATGGAGGATTGAAAAACAAATCGAATTACTAGAAGATGCATTAGTAATTTATCACGAAAGAAGATTACCAGACGAATAAGGACAAGGAATGTCAGAACAACAATATAACTTAAAAACACAAACAGATTATTTAAATCGTAAAATGTTCCTTGACCCAGCAGGGCCAGTAACTATTCAACGGTTTGAAGAAGTCCGATATCCCAAAATTCAAAAATTTGAACAAACTGCTCGTGGTTTCTTTTGGGTACCAGAAGAAATTTCATTGAGTAAAGATGCCAATGATTTCAAAGATGCAAGTGATGCTGTTAAACATATTTTCACTAGCAATGTATTAAGACAAACTGCATTAGACAGTTTACAGGGACGTGGGCCAACCCAAGTGTTCACACCAGTATGCTCGGTTCCAGAAGTCGAAGCATTAATGTATAATTGGGGGTTTTTTGAAACAAACATTCATAGCCGCAGTTATAGCCATATTATTAGAAATATTTACAATGTGCCAAAAGAAGTATTCAATACCATTCATGACACAAAAGAAATTATCGACATGGCATCTAGTGTTGGTAAATATTATGACAAACTTCACAAATATAACTGCCTAGCAGAAGTAAAAGATACTGTTAACTTCCTCTACAACGAAGAAGCACATATAGATCACATTTGGTTGGCTTTACATGCTAGTTATGCATTAGAAGCTTTCCGATTTATGGTATCATTTGCTACTAGTTTAGCCATGGTAGAGAATAAACTATTCATCGGAAATGGTAATATAATTTCATTAATTTTACAAGATGAATTATTACACAAAGACTGGACTGCTTATATTATTAATCAATTAGTTAAAGATGATCCAAGATTTGCAGCAGCTAAAGTACGGTTAGAACGTGAAGTATATGGTATCTACGAATCAGTGATCAGAGAAGAAAAATCTTGGGCAGATTACTTGTTTATGAAAGGACCAGTGATCGGGTTAAATGCCAATATCTTAAAAGATTTTGTCGATTACACAGCAGTTGGTTCATTAAAAGAAATTGGTATTAAGTACCAAGGAACTGCACCAAAAACCACTCCAATACCATGGTTTACACGTCATACTGATCCTAGTAAAAAACAAACCGCTTTACAAGAAAGCGAATCGATTAGTTATGTAATTGGTGTGATGAGCAGCGAATTAAATTATGATGAACTACCAAACATTTGAGGTATATTATGAGTTATTTGTTAAAAAAAGCAAAAGAAAAAGTTAAAAAGTTAGAAGAAGAGTTAAAAGGTGCTGATATCAGTGATGCTTGGAAAGAATCCCTTGAAGAACAGTTAATAAAAGCAAAAGCTGAAGTTGAAAAATTCAAATCATTAGAACTACAAAATTTAGAGCAAATTGCATCAGAAATGAAAGTAATCAAAGGACACATAAAAGCAGTAGATGATAAGTATGAGTGTCGCACAGTTAAATTTATGTTTGCAGTAGCTGATTTTTTTGATAGACCAAGATCTATTTCAAAATCATTAGCGAAAAACATACGTGAATATACAATCACCAAAATTAATGCACCCGTCTGTAGTATAGTAGGTAGTCCTAAACCAGAATTGCCGCCAATGCCACAGCATGGTGGTATTCCAGAAAATACAGTGTATCTAGAACAACGACGAAAAGATCGCGAAGAAATGGTGAAGTTCAGGAATATTTCTGTTAATTATTTGGAGGCTAAACCATCCAAATTAGACCGAATTAAAGCAAAAGTAAATGCGTTCAAAAACGCATAATAGATTTGACAACGTGTGAAGTATGATGTATAATAGTACTTCACACAACACAAATATAAGGAAATAAAAATGGCACAAGTTCAAGAAGAAGTAGTAGTAATTAAATTAAGCAAATTGGTAAAAAATGATGATGCGTTAAAAGAATCGCTAATTGGAGAAGAGTTTGAATCAACTGTTGAATCAATTGTTCAAGAATTAGTCGGTAGTAATGTTATTGTAGAAGTAGAGAGAGCATAAAATGTCAGATCAAGTTCCAGCAGATTATGTGGTCAATGCTGAAGGATTTTTAACAAAGCCATATTCAAAAAATGTAGCAATTGTTTGGTCAAAGGATCAATGCACATTCTGTGATCAAGCAAAAGCATTATTACGAATGAAAGGTTATGAATATGAAGAACGTAACATTTCAGGTGATAGATGGACTCGTGAAGATTTGCTCGAAGCCGTTCCCACCGCACGAGCCGTTCCACAAATTTTCGTCGATGGCAATTATATCGGCGGGTTCACAGAATTAAGACAATATTTACAGGAAGCAGTATGATTATAGATAAAGGCGTTTCACCTGGTGAAGTAGTCACCGTAAAATTAACCTCCGGCGAGGAATTGATTGCATCATTAGTTGAAGAACGTAATGATTTCATCAAAGTTTCAAAACCAAAAGTATTAGCAAGTGGTCATAATGGAATTGGCATGGTCCCATATTTATTCACAGTAGATCCCGATAGGGATATCAAGTTGGCTAGATCAACTATCGTTGTTCTTGAACCTTCTGATAAAGAATCAGCTTCTCAATATACCAAATCAACAACTGGTATCATCGTTTAATCACAAGCACCTGCTAATACCTAATTCAGAAATAATGTACTCAATATTTCTGATAAATAAGTCATGGGTTATAAAATATTAGCAGGTGCACCTTTCGACAAAAACAATCTTTTCACCACATCTGGATTGGATGCTGGTCCAATAAAAGTACTATATGAATCTGCCATAGTTCAAAGTATGGATGGAGGCGATTTTACTCAAGGACTACCAACAGAAATTTTACATGATGGGGGTGAAATCCCGCTCGCCGGAACTGCATCCTACTATCCATCTAAAATTTATGGCCCTGAAGATATAGTGACGGTATTCTATGACAACTAATTCTAAAGGAAGCATTTTACTCAGACGTGGTCCAACTACTGATAGACTAGCATTTTGCCCATTGGCAGGCGAAATAATCTATGATACCACATTAAAACAAATATTCGTTGGCGATGGCGCTACTTATGGTGGGTTACCAGTTGGCTCTGGTAGTGGATCAGGTGGTGGATCTGGATCTGGGGGAGCTAGCGGTGCTAGCGGTGCTAGTGGTGCATCTGGGTCAACTGGGTCTAATGAGCTAACACCTGAAAATATTCTAGCACTATTATCGGGCAAGATAACCGAAACACATTTGTATAAAGATTTACATGATCGAATTAATTTAATTGATGGCGATTATACATTAGCAAATAGTGTTGCATCTCGCATAAAAATAGTAGCAGATAATGTCACCTCACTGGTTAATACATATGCCACATTATCTGATTCATTACTTGAAGAATCACAAACTCGCGCAACTGAAATATTAAATGAAGCAACTAATAGAAGAGCAGCGATTGATGCAGAAAAATTAATTAGACAAAACAGCTATGAATCATTAGCGTCTGATATAACAACCATACATTCATCCCTTGCTGGCAATGCTAGTGCTATTGAACAAGAATCAATATCAAGAACTACCGCGACTACTGCATTAGCTTCTGATATTACAACAGTCGCAACAAGATTAAACAATTTCAATAATTCTGGGTTTACCGCCGAAGCATTTGTATCTAATGAAAGTACTGCCCGAATAGCAGGAGATACCGCAATTGCGAGTGATTTATCAACATTGGGGGTGAATGTTGGGAATATGTCATCATCAATAGTTAATCTTTCACAAGTAACCCAAGCACAAGCCACAGAATTGTCTCAACTGTTGGCCAGGGTTGGTACAAATGAATCTGCAATTACTGATGTTAGTACTACCACTGCAGCACAAGCGCAAACATTAAATAATTTATTAACAAGAACAACTAACGCTGAATCTAGTATATCAAGTCTTAATACTACAGTAGCCGAACAAGCACAGACATTTACAAGTCTGTTATCAAGAACTGCTAACGCTGAATCTAGTATATCAAGTCTTAATACTGCTTCTGCAACCCAAGCTGAATCCCTTGGACAAATGCTGACCAAAGTTGATAACATGCAATCAGCTATTACGTCCATTAATACCACTACTGCAAATTATTCTAGCACACTCAATCAACTAGTAACAACATCAGAATCCAATAGTTCACAGATTACTACTCTTGCGTTAACTAATGCAGATATGGCAGATTTAGTCACACAGATTAGTTCCAGATTGAATGGTGTTGATAACACCGATGCAACTATTGAGCAAAAGTTCACTACCGTTTCCGAAGACATTAGTAGTTTATATGCACAATATACATTAAAAGTTGATGTTAATGGTAGGATTTCTGGGTTTGGATTGGCATCATCTGCAACAGAATCGGCGTTTGGTGTTAATGCCGACACATTTTGGATTTCGGCACCGACTACATTTTCATCACCAACCACTCCAGTATCACCTAACAACGGCGATACTTGGTTCAATTCGACTACCAAACATACCTATTTATATAATGGCATTTCGTGGGATTTATTCAACCCAATCGTACCATTCGTTGTACAAACCACACCAACTACCATTAATGGTGTGTTAATTGATCCTGGTATTTACATGGATAGTGCGTATATCCAGAATGCTTCAATAACTAATGCTCATATTGGCGAATATATCCAATCTGAAAACTATTCTGATAGTGGAACATTTTCAGGTTGGCGTATTGATAAAAGCGGTACTGCTATCTTTAATTCTATTATTATTAAAGATAGTGATGGTAATGTAACAATGGCAAGCGGTGGTGCCGCATGGGATTATATATATGGCACTGGTAAACCACAAAGTAATGCCACCAGAAATGTATATGTTGGCTTCTGGGAACCATCACATAATTATTCAGTTGGGGATATTGTCACCGACAATGCTGGTTATAGTTGGATATGTACGGCTAATCATAATTCAAACCTATCCAATCATATTTTACCTATATTACCGGCGCAATCTAATTCATTTTGGACTACATCTGGCTCTAAATCACTGGATGCTATTAGTGTAATAAATCCTAATCAATCTCACACACTATCAGCTTATTCAGATGGTACAGTACCAACTGAATCTTATATTGATTCTGGAACATCACTAACAGTTTTTGAAGGGACCATTAAGTTAGAATACGACGGAACTGGTACCACCGCTGGCACATGGCGGGTTGAAACAATATCAACAAACATAACAGTTGGTAGTTTAATTGATTCTGGTGATTATGTCACGGTTGGGTATCATTCTGGCATGGCTGCTAATATTAATAGTGCATCAATAACATATACTATTATTGGTAAACGAATGAATGGGGACGATTTTTCAATCATCACCAATCAATCATTTAGTAAATCAAAGGCTGGCACAACTGCAGTTATTCCTCCATCATATTCCATAGAAACCGATGCCGCCGTTATTGTCAAAAGTGCAGCAGATGCAGTTAGTGAAGGTAACTACACGCCAATTACCATTTACGGAAAAATGACGGATAATGCTGCATATACAACATCATATTACGGATGGATTACAGTTACTCCAAATAATGGGGTTGAAGCAACCACTGCAATTGATGTATCAACATCGCCCTATGTCTTAACGTTACCAAGTAATTCGAATGCATCCAGTGTTACTGTAAAATTGTACAATCAAAGTGTTATATCCGGGGCGGTTTTATTAGATTCACAGACTATTAATGTAGTATTTAATGGCAAAAATGGCGAGGCTTATTTGTTGATTATTGAATCAACAAATGGCACAGAATTTCGGGTTGGTCAATCAAAAACATCAACGTTAAAAGCACATTTATTTTTAAATGGCGTTGATGTAACAGAAATTACTCCTGCTAGTTGGTTTAGATGGCGGCGTGTTTCAGTTATTCCAAAAGAAATTCCAAATGATGATGAAACTTGGAATGCCGCATATAATAGCGGATACAAGCAAATTTTCATAAATATAGATGACGTAAATTCACAAGCAAGTTTTTTCTGTGACATTGTGAATCCAACCTAAATAAAAATAGAGGACATATATACATGGCAACATTAGTTTCAACTGGTCAAATTACCATTGTAGATAATAACGATGCACGTTCAATTGCTGCATACTTATCTTCAAGTGGTGGGACTCAACAAATTTTTACAAAAGATGAAAGTACACTTTCATTTACTCCAAACTATTCTTCTTCTGCACTTACGATTACTCCAGTAATTAGTATTTCTGGAT